GAATGCAACGACAAGACCGGTGTTCGTTTCATCATCTTCCAAATCATTAATTCGGATCGTAGTAAATACGCGACGAAGAACATGCGCTTGAATAGAATTATCTCCATACTGAGCTTCTAATTCTTTTGATACTGATACACCATCACGACCGGCCTTTTTATTGTTAGCGGCAAAGATTGATTCAATATTGAAATCCATATTGTTTTTTGCTATTATAGCACCAATACGTTCAATAAGCTCATAGTGATAGATACCATTGAAAGAGGGTTTACCATCGAAGTTTTTTTCATGGTAAGTTTGTTTTAGAACATCAAGTTCCATTTCTTGAACATTGTTTGATTTGAAATCGAAAGTTTTCATACTTTGTGTTATTATGTTAGTTCTACTTTAAAGTTATCTTCATAAGGTTCTAGGAACCCATTACGGCCATCTTCTTCCATATTACGTAGAGCAAGACGTTTTGCACATTCACGTTCTGTTTCGCTATTGTTTTTGCGTTGACGTGCTTCTTCGTGAGTAATGTAATACACTTTGCTTACTACAATTTTATACGCGTTTTCCATTTCTTTATTTATCTAATAAAAGATTTAATTCAGTTGTTTTTAATTCAATAGTTTTTCGACATTCAGCAATTTGTTTTTCTACTTGGTCTGATTTGAATTTATCTTTAATTTGAATAAGTTCATCAGTAAGATATTTATTATCAATTTGAGATAAATAACCAGCATAAAAATCTTTTGCTTGCTTTGTCTTTACACGTTCAATAATTGCCTTATCTAATTCTTCATCTGTAAGATCAAATAAAAAACCATACGTATCATCAACTTTATCTGATGAACCCCATGAATTATCATTTACATAAAGTCTATAACTCCATGCACGTATTGAATCAGAATACACAGATACTTCTAATGTCATTTTCATGCTTTGTTTGGCATAATCAGTCATAAGTTCAGGCATGATTTTATCATCAATAAAATAATGAATTGTTTTAGCTGTTTTTAATTGTGATTTATTAAAAATCAACTTAGATAAGTTAGTTTGAATAACTTTTTCTTTATAAACATCATTTCGTAAAGTTTGCAACTCGGATGTAAGTGTTCTTACAGATACACTCAATTTTTCAAAAGCTTTATACTTATCAGCATACAACTTATCAATAGATTGAATTGGTGCTGTATCAAATATCTTATCTACAATAATTTTCATTCCTGATGGTTCTTCGTACGGTTCCCCACTACCATCTTCATCATGACGATCATTATATAGATAAAGTTTTTCGACAACAAATTCATTAATTGCCAATTCTTGATGAAGTATTGCACGTTCACCATTTTTCAAATAAATTATTTTTTCCATTTATTTTTGATTTAATTTCCATTCATTGTAACTAAGATTGAAAGCTGTCGGATCATTGTCTTTAATTAGTTGTCCATAGTTATCTCTTCTTTTACGCATTATGCCAGCAATGATAAATTCATCATCACCAAGAGATTCACCAAGCTCATTCAGATACTTTACGTAATCCTTTTTAGTGTTAGGAAAACGTTTTGGTACATTACCATCAATCTTACTCATTATATCTTTTTTATTGATTTTACAACTTCAGTATTTGGATGATTATTACCACACCATTCACTTGTAATTGTAGATTGATAATCTGGACGAACAGCACCACAATGTTTTAATCCAAATTCTTTAGCTTCAATTTTAGTATCAGCCTCAATTTCAAATTCACACAAAAATGTATATGCTATTTCAACTTTATATTTTCCCATTATTTTTGAGTATTTAATTCATTAAACTTCATAGTACCGAAATCAACTATCCATCGTTGGACAGCTTTAGAGTCGTCAGACATATCACCATCTCTATTCTTTGCCACCTCAGCAATAAGCATATTCTTTAAAAGCTTTTCTCTTTTTACGAACATAGAAGTACCATTTGAATTGATACAGTTGATATCCGGAAGAGAAGAATGCTTTTTTATAAGGTCTTTATGCATGCCCGGATTATTCAATAGAATAATACCATTAGCAACATCTGCAAAACGAGTGGTTCCTTTCATATGACTAAGCTTAGGACGATATGCTTCTTCGAAATTGTTCTTACTCTCCATTTCTTTTGTCATGTGGTGCAAGAATATCACAATAGCTTTATGTCCTTTCTTATCGGCATTGTTTACGATAGCACGAATACTGGCCGCAACTTTATCTTCAATTTGAATCTGGTTGGAACCGGCTGGGCTGTTATACAAATCATCAATAAGCATGATATTGTCAATAATCAGAAAACACACTTTCTTTTCTCTTTTCTTTATGAATCGATTGAAAGTTCGCGATATGGTTGACATTGTTTCTTGCTCATTTACAAAATCTATATCATACTTAGAAAACTTGTTTATCTCTCCTGTAACGGACTTTAATTCGTCATTGGATAGTTTGTACCCTTTACCTTGCATTTGTGCCTCAGTGAGTCCTGTTTTCTTTGCAGCGAACAGTCTAATAATCTTTGTATCGCTATCTTCCATTGAATACCATAGAGCAGCTACATCTTCCGGATTGATTTCAAATATCGAACGCATAAGTTCAATAAGGAATCTGGTTTTACCGGCACCACGCGATGCTGCAATACCAAGGATAAACTTAGGAGCAAGATATACATGTTCATCAAGCAATTTAAACCCAGTTCTTAGGTATGAAATATCTTTACCACTAGAGTAGTTCTGAATTTCATTAATAGCCTTATCAACCGAGTTCTTCATGTGCTTAATCTGTTTATCATTGAAGTTCTCAAATATCTTCTCTAACTCTTCGTAAACACGTTCATAGATTTCTTTAATATCTATATCGTATTTATATAAGTTATTGATTTCATTTGAGAACAGTTCAATCATAGTACGTCGAACATACATTTCAAATATCACATAGCAATAGTATTCCAGGTTCTGTTGTGAATGAGGTTCACCAGCAAGTATTATTATTGCATATGGACCACCTACATCATCAATCATTTCATTTTTACGTAAAGCATGCACAAGAGTAGTATTATCAATGGGAATCTCTTGTTCAGACATTCCCATTAATGTTTCTAGTATATTTTGATGCGTTACTTTATAAAGACATTGAGGTTTAATGATAGAAAGCACAAAACCCAAATTATCAGGATAATTAATGACTGTTGAAAGAATTGCTTTTTCAAATTCAATATCTTGCGGTGGGAGCTTACCAAAATCATTAGCCGGTAATGGTGGTTTTCTGTTGTAATTCCGTTTCTCGGCCATAGTTGTAATTCTCTTTTAGTTGTTGATATTTATCAAATACTTTCTGCCATCTGCTATCTTGTGATACAAGCACACTTTGAGCTACATTATGTATCTGAAAGTGTTCACTCTTTGTAAGAAGAATGATATTTGGTTTGTACAACCGAAATTTCTTATATGTTTTCTTAGTAAGCAAATGATGAAAATTATTGATATCAAAGAAATATAGTTTATCACCACTTAGTTCTGAAACATGTGGGCGTTCATTCCATACTTCTTTAAAAATTGAAAGTTCACCAGTCGGCTGCCGAAACTTAGGTTTTACAGCTTTACTCTTCGTATTGATTGAAATAGTTATTGCTGTTCTTACTTTCTGTGCTTTATCATCAGTACGTAAATACTGATGGTTTTTGCAGAATTGGTGAGAAAAAACGGGCATGGTACATGTTTCGTGTTTACAAATTTTTGCCATTATGCTTCTGTTTATGATCGTTTAAACTCCATTGTTACTTCATCTTCATCATTGGAATATTCAGCATTTTTAAACCCTTGAGATATTAAATCTGCAGCATTAGAAAACTTTGTTTGAAACTCACCTTCTGTATGGTGTTCAATGGTTATGATAACTATTGTTCTTTTCATTTTACTTATTAATTATGTAACATATATAGTCACATTTATACTCAATTTTTTGATTCTCTGTAAGCTCGGTTAGTGATTTTATATTATCACATCCATGTTTGTCAAGAAGCTCTTTATAATCAAAGAACTGTTCTGGGCTAAGATGCATAATACTTCGAAAATTTTTAGAAGTATCAGTTTCACCACCAAGCGTATTGCCATTCATTGCTTCAAAAGACCATTGAGCATTTGCTTTTAGTCCAATTTTAATCATTTATGTTTTTGTTTTTTGAGATTCTAAGAACTCGATTAATACTTCTATGCTGTCATTATTCAGCATTATCCAACTGGTACGTTCACCACGATAATCAACAAAACAGACATTTATAGTCTTTGTGTCTTTGAGTTTTTTCAGTTGATCTTCGTAATACATTTTATCACTATATTCTGCCATGATATTATTAATTAAAACCCTACGTAAATAAATTCAAGAGTAATATCTGACATAGGAAACCTTTTTTCAGAAAAATGAATTGGTGTTCTTTTTCTACAGATTACTTCTTCAATTATTTCAGGAAACCCTTTTATTTTAAAATCATATATCGCTATAATCATACTTTGTTTTCATTAAATCCATTAAGTAACTCTTGTAACTCTAAATAACCAACACCGGTAAATGATATTCCTCTATGTACAGCAATACCATTTTCAAGTTCCCAGCCCCAACCATAATCAAATCGGATTTGTAATATTCCTTTTTTAGTATGACAGAAGTTTTTGAAACAATCAAATCCTTTGATAGCTTTACGCAATAAAGTTTCAACTTCTTTCCAGGCTTGTTTATCTGCTTCAGTGAGTTTACTTTTATCAATATAATCATAACCGACATGTTGAAAAGTAAGTGCTGGAAAGTTCTTTTGAATATCTACCAGAATATCATATTTATTTTGCTCAATTGTTGTTAGTATCATATTAAAATATTGCTAAAAAGTGAGTAGCGCGCGATACTCCTACATAAAAGGCTTGTAACTTACGTTTATTTGAGATAGGCTTTACACTCATGATATCACTTAAATCTACATAGCATCCCTTTATGGTACTACCTTGTATCTTATAGTTATTCATAGCATAGCCATACGAGATATTGGCAAACTTTCCTTTGAAAGCTTGGTGTTCGGACCACTCATGCGTTTTTATTGCAGTACGTTTCAGCTTATCCAAATGATTTTTGTAAAGAGGATAACCATTCTCAGTAGGAACAAGCAATTGCACTGTTTCTTTTGATTTTGGTTTTCTTCCAACTTTCGGAACTGATATGACAAAGCATTCAACAAACTCTACCATTTCTACATGCAGACTTTGAATACGGAATGATTGGCCATTGTACGCAATAATATTCATGTGTGGTGCATACTGTTCATTCATGACAATAAGTTCGCCGGGTACATACATTTCATTTGAGTTCTCCACCCAAAGCATATTCCGAATTACTTTATTGTGTTCGATTATACGTTTGTTTCTGTATGCAGTGATACGAATATCCATTCCAGCCTGAAAGTTCTTTACATAGCTTTCTATGGCCTTGTCCATGGTTGTAATTGAATATCCTTTACCTTTAGCTGCATCCCATTGCTGAGTCATAGTAGAAAGAAAAGAAATATCTTTGTCACCGGCAATATGTTCACAAATTTTATCACCGAGAATAGCAATATGATCTTCATTCTTTTGACGCATTTTAATGGTAAGTTGATACTTATTCTTGAAATCAAAAGTAGGACTATCATTATCTCCATCAGCTTCAATTGGTGGCAACTGATTAGAATCACCAAGCCATATAATCTTAGCTGTTTTAGAGCAACACTTACGAAGCATAGCAATCATACCTTTTGAGAACATAGAGCATTCATCTACTACGATGTATTTATATCCCATAAGTTCTGAGAACTGACTACCACCATACTTCTCTACAAAATACAATGTCCCATTAGGATCATACATTACTGTAAGATTAGCTGCAGAAGCATAGGTAGTAGTATTCGGTATTGACTTCATAAGATTGATACGTGCCATGTGAGTAACGCATACACCAATTACAGTATTTGGTACATACCATTCATCATAGTTCTGTTTTTTACGTTTGAATAACTCTTGAATCAGAAAGGATTTGCCGGTTCCTCCTTTACCTTCAATAGTAAAATCAAAGTCAGTATCAGATTTCAAAAAAGCACGTAATAGCTGAATGGCTTCTTCTTGTTCTTCATTGAGAGTAACATTAGGGTCCCGGTCGGCTGACTTCTTTGGTTTCTTTTCTTTCTTCGGTTTTACTACTTTAGGTTGGTTGAATAAATCAACAGCTTTATCTTTTTTCATAATCTATCAAATATTTCTTTCAATAAATCTTTATTTTCCATTACATATCTAACAAAATCACTTTTGTCAGATTCATAAGGAATATAATTTTCTGAAAATTCAATGATATCAGACTCGAAATTCAATTCTTTTTGATGTTCTAATGCATCAATATCATTTTCGTACAACTGACCATCTGTGGTCTTAAATGCAGTTACTGGATTAAGAGTAATTACATCTTTATTTTCATTTTCTTTCATACTCCAAATAAATAAAAGTCATTAGGATCATTGTGTTGTTTGCTATAATCGTTCTTGTACATTTCCAATTGAATATACGCTCCAAGTTCTTTCTCTTCTTTGTCTTTTTTGATAAACTGTTTCTCACCGGCATTGAACGGCTTAATGAAGTTCTGATAATCTTTGAATCGCTTGCATAGTAATTCAAATGTCAGTAGTTCTTTAGTAGGAAGTGGTTTATTCAATATGGTAAGCATAACTTGGTATATTACCTCAGCATTACCAATAGGACATAAGACATAAAGCTTTTCTAAGAACTCATCATAAGTTGTAATTACAAAGTGTGTAGACATAGCTTTTTATATTTTTGTTTAGAAACTGTTTCACCACACATGACGTGCATACCAATGATTAATGAAATAGTTGAGAATATCTCAGGAAGGATATTAATCTTATGGAGCTTGATACAGATATTTATCTTTTCATCAATAAATTCTATACGTTCGTCATTTTTCCACACAAGAAAGAGATGATTGTATTCATCCATTTGTATGTATGCAATTTCCTTTTCTATTGTTTCGAAAAGGGCACTGTTCTTCTCTCTGTTGAACTTAAATATGTAACCTAAGTAGTCAGCATAGAAATTCAATTTAGCTAGCTCAAAAGAGCTTAAATTCGGTTTTACTAATTTTGTTTTCATTTACGTTATGTTTTATGAAAGTGTTATCTTTGTCGCAAATCATTATGATATGCTATTTAATCTACAATAGTAGAAATTGATATAAACAACATTATGCTATTTACAAATAAAGAGATAAGTAAAAGAGTCCTGGCCAAAGTAAAAGAACAGGATCCAGTAAATTTTAAATCTGTCACGCGTAACGATATAGAAAGACTACTAAACTATTATGGTCAAGTAATTTCCCATATCATTAAACGTGGAGGTTTTCTTACGTTATCAGTGTACAAGACACACAAATTCAACCGGTGCATACGAATAGCTCCAATTGAAAGAAAAATAATCTACAAAGTGTTTCTTGAACGTTGTATAAGGCGTAATATGATAATAACAAAAGCTATTAAAGAGAGAGCTAATTCTTTGAACCAATAGTATTCTTTTGAAATTCTTCATCAAATTCTTTCTGCATTCTTTCCTCGTCATTAATACGACCATTAATAATAGCAAGCCAACAAAAGAAATTATTTAAAAGCACAATGACTTGCATGAAAGGTATAACGTATAACTGACATTCATCATCGGATTCAATATAGAATAATAGGCTTGAAGCTATATGTACACGTTTAAGTGCATAAGCAAGGCATATATTCAGAAGTACAATAGTTATCCAAAATAGGAATAGTACTGCCATCCATTGAATAGGTGAGAATAGTCCAAGAACATGATTGTTGTTTGTCCGGAAATCATATTCAAGACCTAAGAACATGCCGACAAACAGCATTATCGACAATATGCTATAAATGAGATTTTTCATCTTAATTTACTTTTTTGAGATATACTAAGTTTGTGTTACTTACTGCAATCGCCGACGGTTCACCAATAACAAGTTCTTTGATCTTGTATGGTAATACTACACTTTCGTCTTTTGGCTCAATAGAATCTACTTGTAAGAAGTTCTTTGGATAAGATGGAGAAGAATATACTTCACCAACTTTAAGTTCTTCTTGTGTATCGTAAGAGTATCTACGTAACTCAACAGTTGGTACAATAGCAACCGGTTCTTTTACGAACAACATTTTTACTGTATGCATTTTATTAGTTTTTAATTTGAAACGAAAACGTCCAGATACAATAAAGTACCTGGACGTTTAATTTATATCAATCTATTATTTTACTGACACCTGTTTGCATCTAACCATACGAACTAGATAGTTCAAGTGTTGCTTTGCAATAGGCTTTCTTTAAAGTTTGATTGATATCCGAAACAAATCTAATAATAACCGTAATCACGTGTTGTTGTGTGTCGCTGCATAATGCAAACGTCTGGCTGGTGATGGGATGAATTATTGATTGTATCATGACTGCAAATGTATAAAATTATTTGAATAAAACTACTTTCTTCTTTTCTTTTTGTAATTGTTACGCTTTTGCTTTTTAGTATCCCATGGCTTATCTTCTATAATAGTATTTGCTAAATAATCTCTACTTATAGCAGTATAATCAAATATAGGAACTTCTTTTATTTGTTCAGTAATACCAATAGACATTTCTTTGAAAGTAATTGGATCCATTCTTAATCCTTTTCCAATATTAGGTATATTAGCAACACCAATGATAACTCCACCATTTTTAGCATATTCTCTTAGTATATGAGATTCTTGCATACATGATTTGCCTGGTCCTACACCAATAATAATTCCTTTCGATTTTCCTTCAACATCATATAAATCTGTTTTATCAAATATATTTGGTTGATACCATTTTTCAGAAAGAACAATTTCAATAGGATGTCCAGCTACACCAAAAACACTTTCTGATATTTCATCAGTAATTTTACGTGTTACTTGATTGTATTTAGTCATCATATTTTTCCAATCTTCAAAAGTAAAAGATGGATCAGGACAATCGCGCATATACTCTTTGTATTCTTTCCAACCAGTCATAATAACCGGTTCATTCCAAGGATAGTCTTTTGGAAACTCAACTTTAAAAGGCATACCATGTAAACCAAGACCAGATTCATCTTCTTGAACAAATGTAGGTTTCTTACTGATACCTTTTATCAATTCAACAAGTTTATCAAAATCTATATGTTTTGGTGGTTTTACTATAAGTATTCCTTCTGCAGTTTTAAACATTTCCATTAAATTATGCATTGGTTTTGGTTCTTGCGTTTTTTCAGCTTTAAACTCATTATACCAATAATCTTTTGCAGCTTGTGATTTAGCACCATCAATAAATGAATCTTTTGAATAATCAAAAAACATTCCATCTTGATCTGACATAGAATCATCAGGTTTACCAAAACCATTAGTAGAATATACTTCTGCAGCTATTTCTATGTTTTTTTCTAAGTCCATAATATCGATTTTAAAGCGTTCTAATGATAGATTTATCTTTCTTGGTATGATTGTTTTGTTTACCCCATAAAGTAGCAAGGGAACTAATTGAAACGCTTAATTCAGCATTAGCTGCAGCAGCACTCTTAGTCACTTCTTCCACAAGAACAGATAACGACTTATCTTTAATGACAAGTACTGTTGCTGTTATCACACATCCGTATTCTAATCTTTTCAGACCATCCGGATAGGTAAGCTTACATATCATACCTTGATGGCGACCTATCGGAAAGCGGCCGAACTTCGGTTGACACACATCAACTACGATAGTATCACCTACACATACTTTTTCTTTTTTCATTTTATTTGAGTTTTAGTAATAATTTTATTTACTATAATGTTTATATAATTCACCTGATTTTATTTCAGTTAGATAATACCATTCATTTTCATATTCTTGTCTACCACCACCATTTAATAAATGAGTAATGAATTTTTCTTCATTAGATGGTCCAATAATACGAGCATGTTTTTTACCATAAAATAATAACCTCAGTTCTTCTCTAGTTGGTTTTGTAATAAATACAGCATGAAAATATTCACCATCTTGATCATATTCATTAATACCTCTAGTTATTACAAAAAATGTATTTTCCATTATGCTATATTTAATAATAATTTTTACGTTCGCAATTACATTTACTATGAAGAGGAATATCATACGATACTTTAAATTGCAAGTACATATCGTTATGCTTTGAGGTTATAGGCCAATATCCTTCCATATAGTTTGTATTGGCATACATAAGACCAAATTCAATATTGACAGAAGTACGATAACCAATGCCAACATATTCAGAAAAGAATAGATTATTACGTGAGGTACGATCAAATTGATTAGGAACTAATTTAAACTGATTGCTTAATGTATTAGCATTATAATGTAAGCCAAGAACACCATAGAACTTACCAGTACTAAGTAGATTAATACCTATTGAAGCCATCTCTACATTATATGAGTATTGGCGTTCTCTACGTCGTTCATTATCTATCCCGGACATCATAGTAATAGCCATTACTGGTTGTATTACTATTGGTCCAATAATATGATTAAACGAAGCGGATAGACTGGCACCAGTTTCATTACCGGTATCTGTTTTGGGAGCTACAATAGCACCACCAAAGGAAAGAAAGTTTTGCGCTATAGCCATTATGGGTAATAAGCACAATAGAAGTAATAGTTTTTTCATTTTATTTGTTTTCGTCGGGTTCATAATAAACTCGAGCAGGTTTACTTAATTCAATATCAAATATCTCAATGATAGCACTAGAAAAGAACATAAGTCCTATCAATACCATCAATAAAAATAAGAACACGAATGTCTTTTTACGCTTTAGTTTCATATCTTTCTTCTTTTAAAGTATTTGAATAGCGCATAAACTGTCAGAAACATAGCAAAGAGCAACGTTCCATCACCAACTGGCACTGTATTGCATCCACAATGTTTCCAGTAGCCATAACCCCATCCTTTGCCACATACATAACAATGAGTAAGAACAGGATTACATTGAGTAGTCGCTTGTGCATTAGCCGGACTATAAGGTTCAATAGTAGTTATTGTTGATAACTGCTCAGGTTGTGATTGTAAATCACTAAAAGGTACATAAGTTGTTTCAGTCATGATTATTATTTGATTATTAATTTGTGATCTAACTCTGATTCGAACAGAGAATTATAGTGTATAAGCCTGACACCGTAGTTCGTATGACTTTTCTTTAAATTACTATGCGTATAACCAATTCCGCCATTAGATCATACCATTATTACATTTCTAGTACAATAGGAATATACTTTCTTACAGTATCAGCAAGCTTAGGACTATTCTCAAGCTTAGTAACAAGCTGAGTACATGTAGTAGCACCAAAGGTATTCACAACGATTTGTAATGCCCTTAAAAGAGCATATCCTTCGGCTTCACTATTAATCACACATTGAATAACAAGCTCTTCATTACGTGGATAATTCAACACTGATTTAGCAGTTGCTAAAGGTTGTCCACCACCATCAATAGCTTCATTAGCAGGTACTTTTTTTACACCTAAATCTGCACTAGGTTCTTTACCATTTTCCATTTGATTTAATTTAAATATTAAACAAAAAAAAGAGTTACAAAATTAATCATAACTCTTTTTATATACTACTACAAAATTCATCCGATGCCCGGACATGTAAACATAGCCAATACTTCTGATTCAACAGGAACATACTGATCAATGTAATCAGCAGTTTGTTGATTTAAATTTGTAGCTAAAAATTTCTTAATCATCATTCTTTCCTCTTGTCTAACAAGTTCTATTACCTTACTAAGAGGTAAATGCAATGTTATTTCTTCCATCTTAATGAGTTTTAGAGGTTACCTTATTAGTTTCATAAACTGCTAAAGCACTACTTGCTCCGGCTGCAATAGCCATAAAAGATGCAATAGAGTTAGTTTCGAATGCTTCACCACCTTCCTGAGAAGATGATGCCGGGAACAATTGAATTTCATAATCAGTAGCAGATACAACCGAATAAGGACCACTCAAAGGAATTTTCTTTATATAGATTATATTAGTACTGGTATTCTGAAATCGAATGTTACTTCTTTTCTTATTTATAGGAGCGACTACTATAGCCGAAGTACCTACAATTACTGGACTGGCCATAATTGCAAGTATTAAACTACTGCTGTAGGAGTAATATGAGTCAAAATAGTATTCAACAAATACTGATTTTGTTCATTGTTACTGATTTTGTTGTTAGCAGCAGAAAGTTGATCCCGTAAATTTTGAACATTCAAGTCATTGATAAGTGCGCGTGTTGCATTACCATCGGCAAGAATAGTACTCTTAATCTCACAACAGCATTGAGCCATAGCAGCTGCATTAGCCGTACCTTGTGCTATGATTTGATTCGTAGCATTTTGTACTTGCATTGCTGAGCTATTGAAGCCTTGCAATGTAGTTGTAGTAAGGTTATTGAAACTGTTTAATTGTTGAAGAGCATTCTGATTTTGAGAAGCGGTAATATCTCTTCCCAATCCATTGATTGAATCCAAAGTAGTAAAATTAGCTGCAGCTTGAGCAGTCGCCAATTGTCCTATTTGTGTACCTACATTACTAATACTTTGAGAAAGGTCAATAGTATCAGCACGAATTTGACCAGTCAATGCAGTATTACTGATTTGACCGGCCAATGATTGTATTTGGTTATTGATAGCACCAAACTCAGCAACATTTGCATTGCCATTGTTACCACCACCAAACAAACCATTACCATTGTTTGCAAGAAGTGAACCGAGAACTAACCCAGCAACACCACCACCGACTGCTCCAAGACCTACTCCGGAACCCATTGAACTACCACCGCCTAATGAGCCAGTTGGTAGTGTACCATCTAATGTCAACATAATATATAGTTTTTAATTGCCAACTGAATTGTTGACATGTCAAAATTATATACTACTCTAACTTAGTACTAATGAATTTTATAGGTCTAGTTTTTTCTTTAATTCTAATGCTTTTTTCAAATCAGATAGATAATATTCTTTCTCTTTGAATCCTTTACGTTTGCGCGGTTCTGATATTATACCCATGTCTTTTAGTTCATGGAACTTATTTAGTGATACTCCCATAAACTTAGCAGCATCTTCTCGGCCCATTGTAGTAGGTCTATGAATAAGTATTGATATTTGTTCTAATTCTTCATTAGTCAAATCTTCGCATTCATTATTCTCTATCATTTTTAAAACAATAGAAATGATCTTATTTAAATTTCTCATTGTAATAATTGTTTATTGATATTAGTGGGACCAAATGGACTCGAACCATCACCCTCAACATAAAATGTTGTGCTCTACCTTTGAGCTACACTCCCGAACCATTTGTAATTGTTAGCTACCTAATAATTATTTATCATTATTCTACATCAGCATTAGTATATTGAGATAATTATCCAAGCTATTCCAATCACTACTTAATCGGCAAGCCAAGCAATTTAGCATAGCGATTAAATACTTTAGTCTCATAAGGTTTGTCCTCTTCATAGACAACAGCACGTTTAAGCCATTTATCAAAGCATTCAGGACATATCCAATGATTAAGAACTGCAATAAATCGACCTTCATCAGAAGATTGATTACAATGATCACACACGCCAAATCCACCCCATTGTAGGCATTCAGTAGCTGTAGTGCTTATTACTTTGAACCCTTTAGGATTCTCTACTCTGTGTGCCATCTGGTAAGTTTAATGGTGTTGTTAGACTTGTCATTAAATCCTCAAGAGTATCATAAGCATCTTTTGATTCTACTTCATGATATGAACCAGTGTGATACACCATAAGAACTTCTCCATCCGGAACAATTCTATTATTACTCATTAATACTTGGCAATCACCAGTGTATGTTGATATACCTAAGATTGGTTTCTTTTCAATCTTGTTGTTGTTCATAAAGAAGATAATATCTCCTTTAGCTCTATAATTTTGTGTTCCCATACTGTTATTGTTTAATATTAATTTGAAGTTCAATTTTTAAAACTTTACAAATAGTAATGAATTTTTCAAAACTAACTTGCATATATCTGCCACCTCTTACTGAACTAACCATACTTTCAGTTACTCCAGCTTTAGTAGCTATTTGTTTATTACTCATTCCGGACAATATTATTTCATTTCCAACAATATCATAAACTTGATTTACACTAGTAATAATCATATTACAATATTTTGTTTTGTTGAATAAATCGAATAAAGAACCATGATATGCCAATGAATAGAAATATATCCCAATGAAATCCAAAAGCAATCAAGTAAGTAATGATAGCTATCCATATACCATTACAATAGGGACACAAGCCCAATGGTTTGGCAATATAAGCCATAAAGGACACTAAACGTATATTCTTACCATACTTCGATAAAAGTCTCTTATATCGAACGTATTTGTATAACCAGTCATGATACCAGTCGAATATCATTCCAAACTCTTGTATATGCTGAAAGCAAAGAGCAAGAGCAGCTACTGCAAATCCTATAAGAAGATACAGTAGCATTATGATAGGGTCGTTAGAGCACAGCATTTTTGTATTCTTCTTTAGCCTTGTCAAACTTAGTTCTTGCTTCTTCTTGTCGTTCAGTTGGTACTAAAACAATTTTAGAAGCCGGAATATAAGAACGATCATTAGTAGAATGTCTTGAGAAACGGACACGCAAATCATCATCACGATCAGGGACTGCAGTTACAACTAAAATACCAATGGAATTTACAGGATAGTCTTTTCCACAATTTGTACTGTGACACCTGTTCAAATAAATTAAATCACCTACTTGCATAATAATAAATGTTTTGTTGATTAATAAATAGTTTATATACGAGAATAAATAGACAATAATAGAAATGAGCTATCATTTACACTGACCATACACGTCATTTCAACGCATAGAAAGCTTACTGTTGAACGAATAGCAATAGAATGACACTATGTATCATATCAATAAAAGAAAGTAGCTTAAACAAGCCCGCAAAAGTAATCAAATCTTACAATATTGTATAGCATCTGATACACCGGATTACACCAATCACAACCACTATCAAATAATCTAATATAATGTAGACCAATAGATTCAACACACTATACTCTATTGCAAGAAATGAATACTTAAGGAATACAACCAACTCACCATTACCACCACCATAACTAGACATATCATACAACCACATATAACAGCGCATTCAACGCATTATAGGTATTATATTATTCTTATAGATAGAGAGAGAAGCATAGAGAGTAGGAGTGTACAGAGCCTGTTTGAACGTTTACTTTATACTATCCTTAGCCTTAAAATCATTGTAATAACAAGCTGGAATGCTGTATGTATGGAACGCTGAATCCTTGTAGTTATACACGGTCATAAGGAATGTATAAGGCTTGTTATCAGAGCTTTTCTTATTCATTACAATAGAGTTATGAATAGCATAAGGATACATTATAAGAGGTCCAGTATTGTTTACTGGCGTTGTTTCAGAGCAGCTAGAAAGGACTATAACAACGATAGTCAATAACAATAAGAATAGATGTTTTGTGTTCATTTTATATGAATTTAGAGTAAATATTGTGTTATCTTTGCGGCATCTACTCTCATGTAGTGCCAGCAAAATGAGTAAATTGAATGATAAAGTGTACTATGTAGCACACAATCTATTGAATCACGACATTATTATATGTACAAGTAAGACCATGCTATCCAAGTTCGTTGGATGTAGTGATGATACTATACGTCGTAAATTATTGAGTGAACCAGTCCGTATAAAGGAATGCATTGTCTGGACCGGAATAGGAATACAAAGGATAAAGAATAGAGGTAATTTTTAATTGATGGCTTCTACACCTTGTTGGGTGAAATGAGGTACCAATAGAATCAAATGCATCTACTCTCACGAGTAACGCCACCAATTAGTAGTATTATTTGCGTTTATTAGGACGCTTATGCGAACCTTTAGGAATAAAGATAACAGCAGTATCTCTCCATATAGGTCTTGTATGTTCCTGCTCATTTAATTGAGAATGGAAATTTATTAATCTCCAAACTTTGTCATTATATTTTGGTTTCATAGTATTATCTATTTCTATAATGAGTAATAGCTTCATGAACATGTAGTCCAAAGAAGAACAGTGCACCAATAAGAATTGCTCTACCATATATATAGGTATGAGTAGCAAAGAATATAAATGCAACACCGAAGATAAAGGCATATATGATATGCTCAGCAATATGTTTAAAAGAAGCTTTCATAAGAGTAAGTATTAATGTGTATATAATATAATGAACGCGCGCGTAGAGATCACTTAAACAAGCCAGTCCGCAACAACTCTAGCAAGCAAGTATTTCGAGGTAATAGTATTAAAAAAAAGGGAGACATTACATCTCCCTTGTTTGTTCTTACATGCTGTATTTGATAACACCACCTAAGCAGCTAATCTTAGCGCCTGCTTTAATCTTAATGATACCTTTGGCAGCTTCCTTCTTGTCAATGACTGTATCAAACCCACAAGAGTTCATACGAGTTACTTCTTGAGAGAAGTTGTCAGTCATTCCGGCGATAGCCATGTTACACCAGATACGAAGGTCTTTGTTCGATACGTCAGCATCAGCTGCTTCGATTTTCACCAGCTTACCTGCTGCATTCTTTTGACTTCCGTCACGATAAAATTGTCCAACGATTTCAAATGTTGTTGGTGCAATGTCAGTAAGATCGAATTTCAACTCAGCGGCTTTTGTCGCTACATACAATAATTTGCTCATAATAATTTTGTTTTTAATTTGTAATTAATTTTTTATATCGTCTAACCGGGGGGAGTTACTAGAGAGTATCCAGGGCTTTCGTAATTTGGTAGTGGGTATACGGTGGGCTTGTATATTGTATATGGTAGTGTAGGGTATGTTCTTCGTTGGATTGGTTATGTTGTTAATGGTATTTTATAATAGTATTGTTACTAGGTAGTTGTTTATTTATTGGTTATCTTTGGGGTATAATTTTAAAGAGAATAATTTATGAGTAATCGTTCATTAGGTGCACTTTTAAAGTGCTTAGTAAGGCGTTGTGATACGCGAGGTTCATTGTTCCATGGTAGTGTAGTAGATGCTCGTGGTAATGAGAGATATTTGTATAGTTGTCAAAAGTGTGGTAGAGTATTTAGTTCTGCTGAGGCTCCTTTTGTAAAAGAGTATTCCCATTTGGTTTATCGGGATAAGAATGATTTATTTAGTTTTGGTTTTTCTTATGGTGATAAGAATGATGTTTTGGGATTGGACGAGTTTATTGATTCTATTACTCGTGGGGAGATTTATTTTGGTAGGATTCATTTACGTAAGTTGCTAGGTGGATTAGAGGGATTGGTAAGTAATTATAGAAGTGGTTTTGTTACTCAACAGAAAATGTATTTGGAGATTACGAAACAGTTGTCTGAAAAAGAAGAAATCATTAGTGGTTTGTTATCTGCTCCGGAAAATGCACCTGTGTTAGTTGTCAGTGATGTTGATATTGAAAATGAACGTCAGATAAGTAATGCAAACATGCTTCCTACGTGGTTGATTACTTTATTGAATCATGGTACTGTTTCTGTTCCTATCGAAGCTTATAGGCTATTCCATTTGCTTCTGTCAGTAAACTATGGTTATGAAGTAATGCGTTACCGTTGGGAATGGAATATAGTAGTTGAAAATGAAGAGAAGAGAATGGTATTTCAAAATAGAACAAAAAGGAGAACAAAGAAATGAAAGTAGTACAAAGAATAGCGTTGGTAAAGAATTTTTCTAATTATGAAGGTTCCGGCCAGAACGGTCCTTATATAATTGGTACATGGATTGTAAAGAGTGTGATTGATAATGTTGAGTTCAGTGTAAAATGCTTTACTGATATTCATGAGTATTTCTTGGCTAATCCTACATTGCATATTGATTGTGAGATTGAAACAAAAGGTAAGCCATGGCAAGATAAATATTTCAATGAGCTTACTGTTGTTTCTATACAAAAATCGGATGCTCCGGCAGATGTTCCTGGCATGTCTGTTCCTGGCAATGATAGTATGACACCACCAGCCGGTGCTGTTGTTTATCCTGATGCAAATACTGGCGGACAAAGGCCATTTGTTACTGGCGGGTTAGCTGTTGGTAGTGGTGAGGGAAGTGATTTGCCTTTTAATTAAGGGTTTACTGTAATCCCGCAAAAATAAAACAGTCAATTAAACACTATTGTAAATTAAAGAGAGGATAGTTTAAATACTATCTTCTCTTCTTTGCAAAAACTATTTATATCTTTGCACATAACTTAAAAACATATAATATGTCAAATTGGATAAAGCCAGGTATTCCTGTTGTGAATATTACAAATTTAGAAAAAGTCTTTGTTGTCGACCACGCGATATTCAAAAGCAAAGAGATAAAAGACAAAGGTGGTAATGTAAAACGAGTAAGTCGTTTGGTAGGTATCAAAGTAAAGCATGTTACTGAGAAAACTACTGAGGTTGACATAATGCATTCAAAAGAGTTGATACCATTGGATGTTGCTTTAAAAGGAGTTTTAGAAGCTATGATGTTTATTAATCGTGAGGGCATTTATAAAAACTATTAATATATGCAAGAAGATTTTCTATATCTTGAGGATTCAGTAGTGAAAGTTACTGAGATGGCAATGCAGATGCCTGAGTTCAGAGATTTCAAACGTTATGATACCAGCACTAACAAAGTCTTTTTTTATAAGGCTATGGCTTATATCTACTACGTGTATAAAGTCTTTGGAGAAGAACGTTCTTATCTTCATAATCAACCGTTACCACAACGTCGTATGCAAGCTGTAAAAAGCCATACTGGATCGTATAAAAAGATTAGTGATTTTGAGGAAAACGAATGGGTTCAGAAATGTATTCACGGTTATTTGAAATATTCCAGGACCCGGAATGAGATTTTGCTTGATACATTAAAAGAGGATATTGATATGTTCTCTGAGGTGGTACAGAAGATGCCACATATGATCAAAAAAAAGATTAAGGTTACACATAAAGAACTTGATGAAGATGGTCAGACAATGATAGACCGGGTTCATGAAGTTGAAATAGATATTCCCAATACAAAAGAGCGACTTGATGCTTTAAAGCAAGCAAGTGATTTGTATGATTATTATGTAAAGGTATTGGCAAATGTAAATAAGGATGCCATTAAGAAACGGTCCTCAGCAACAATGTTTGAGAATCAAAAGGAAGTCGCTAAGATAACGATTACAGAAGAGTTCCCACGAGCAAAAGAATAATATTATGATAGTCCTTGACCCAGTATTTTTTGGTTCCACAGTACCAGAATATAAAATTGAAATAAATACACTTGTTGATGATCCGACAGATAGTACTAAAAAGATACGTTCTCCAGTTAATATGGTAGGCGCTGATGTCGTTATGAATTTTATGAATGGGAATGTATTGGGAAAGCAATATTCTACAGAAGATGGATCAATAGAAGTTTCAACAAACTTCATTATAATTCCGGAACATGTAATGACTGCTGAACCGGCAGATTATGAATTTGATTTTAATATTATTCTTGCTAGTGGAAAAAAGATTACCGGTTTTGCACCAGGAAGAAGAGAAGTATTACCAATTAGTACAATAAGATAATCATGGATATCTATTCTATTACGGTAGATGAAACAAGTGGAAACAATGAAGAAAACATAAACGCTAAAAATGCAATCTTTGAATTGGTATTGGATAATGTAATTGTCACTTACGAAGTGATATTTACTGAAAACGTAGAACAATTTGAAGTTATTCTAAGTGATACAAATGTTACTTATATTGTAGAACCTTCAACTACATTTTTTACTAGCGGTATCGGTGATGCTCCAGACGAACAACTCTATTGTCGAAGAAATGGACAATGGGTTTTATTTGCTCCAGTCGAAAATTTAGTTCTTGGCAATCTTCATATAAATGCTTACTATGGTGATTTAGGTAAGATTGCTTACGATCATTCACAAGCTAGTGGTAATCTACACCAATTGACATTCTCTGGTTTATTAAATAAACCAACAACAGTCCAAGGTTTTGGAATAACAGATATTCCAACTTGGGCTCTTTCTACTTCTAAACCATCATATACTACTTCCGAAGTTACTGAAGCAGCTAATCTTTATTTTACATATAATAGAGTTCTTGGTACTAACCTTTCAGGATATGTAGCAACAGAAGGTACTATAAGTCCATCAGATACTGTTCTTACCGCGATACAGAAGCTTAGCTATAAAAACCATAATCCACTTACATTGGGTTCTTCTAATGGCCTTTCATTAGATAATCAACAATTATCATTGGGTCTTTCGTCTAGTACTTCAAATGGTGCACTAAGTAATGTAGATTGGATTACTTTTAATAACAAATTGTCTCCATCATTAATGGGCGTAGCAAATGGTTTAGCTACATTAGGAAATGATACAAAAGTTCCTTTATCTCAACTTCCGACATCATTATTTGGTCAAGTGGATTATAAAGGATTTTGGGATGCATCAAATGGAACACCTTCATTACCTTCTATTCCAACATCTAATGGTGATTATTATATAGTTTCGGTAGCCGGCACTACTACTATGGGTTCTGTTAGTGAATGGCAAGTTGGTGACTGGTTAATTGCTAATGGAAATACATGGGGTAAAGTTGATAATACAGATGCAGTTATTTCTGTAAATGGTCACATAGGTGCTGTTGTATTGAATAAGTCAGATATAGGTCTTTCAAATGTTGCTAACATATTACAATGGAGTGTAAGTAATCATCCAACAACAGTTGCAGGATATGGAATTACAGATATATTAAATACTATACTTTCTGGTTATGTAGCAACATCAGGTACAATATCAACAACTGATAGTATATTAACAGCATTACAAAAAGTAAGTTATGATAAACATGTTGCTGTTACTCTAGGAACAAGTAATGGTCTTTCTTTATCTGGTCAAGCAATATCATTGGGTTTATCTTCTACAATAACTACCGGAGCATTATCTTCTACTGATTGGAATATTTTCAATAATAAATTAAGTAATGCAACGCATACTGGTGATGTAATAGGTTCTACTGTACTAACTTTAGCAACAGTAAATGCTAATGTAGGTACTTTTAATAATATAACGGTTAATGGAAAAGGTTTAGTTACATCAGCAAGTAATGTTGCATATTCTAGTGATATACATTCAAATATTGTAGCATTGAATGCAGTAAGTGGTACTAATACTGGCGACCAAACTTTATCTAGTCTTGCCGGACAGCCACAATTGAATGGAATTGGATTTGTAAAGGCTAATGGAACCACCATAAGCTATGATAGCTCATCTTATTACTTGGCATCAAATCCAAATAGTTATATTAGTGGAATAACTAAGGAGAATGTAGAATCGGTTCTTACTGGACTGATAACTACTCATACGCATAACTACCTATCTAGTTTTACTGAGACAGATCCCGTATTTACGGCATGGAATAAATCTACTGGTATAAGCATTACTAAGTCACAAGTTAGTGATTTTCCAACTAATCTCAGTCAATTTAATAATAATCTTGGTAACTATGGTGGATGGATAACTGGTATCAATTCAGGAATGGTTACTACTGCTTTAGGTTATACTCCATGGAATACTGGTAATCATCCAACTACTTTATCTAACTATGGAATTACAGATGCAATACAGAATCAAAATAGTTCAGCGCAAGCTGCTAATAGTTATATAAATGGAGTTTATAGAACTTATCTATATAATTCTGCTGCATTTATAGGAAATTGGACTTCATCTAATATATGGGGAATAGGAGGTAGTGGCTCGGTAATTAGGTTAGGACAATGTAATACAGATGGTTCATTTATATCATCTACAAATACTAATCTACAAGTCGATGGAGCAGCAACTTTTGCATCTACAGTCAGTGCAACTAATTTTATAGGAAGTGGTAATGGGTTAACTAGTTTACCTAGTGGTATGTCTAATTATATTCAAAATCAAGGTACTTCTAATCAAGCAGCAAATATTAGGATAACTGGGGATATTGGATATGCTGCAAATATGGCTATATATCCTAGAACACAAGGAATTACTGACTGGTGGGTAAATAGATATATGACTGGGGAGGTTTTAAATACTTCAATTGGGTCAGCGGGAACAAATATATGGCAGTTGGGTATAATATCTTCGTCTGTATTTACCCCTAATGTAAAATTATATGGTGATGGTAGGGGAGTCTTTTTGTCAACAGTCAATGCTACTCAACTTCAATCAACAATAGCAACTGGAACAGCACCATTAACTGTAGCATCTACTACTATGGTTAGTGATTTTAATGCTGATTTACTAGATGGACAGCATGGAAGTTATTATTCACCAACTATCCATACACATAGCTCTTTAAGCAACTCTGCAAGTATGCCAACATTGGATTTAAATACTCTTAATGTAGATAAGTTATTATCATATTCAAGACTTGGTGCAGCATCAACTAATAAATTTACTACAGTAGATAATGCTAATGCAGTATTGACTATTGATACTTATAATGGCACTTCCACATATTTCCATCAATTAGGATTCAGTAGCGATGGCAACATGTATCAAAGAAGGTCTACGGGTGCATGGAATACGGTTTGGACTAGTGGAAATTTTATTCCTTCTAATTACTCATTGAATACTCACTCTCATGGTAATATAACTAATAGTGGATATATAGGTTCAATAGCATCTTTGCCAATTATAACTGGTACTGGCGGTATTTTACAAGCGGGTTCCTTCAGTACAACAGCAGGTACATTTTGTCAAGGAAATGATTCAAGACTTTCAGATGCTCGTGTAGCATCTGATGTTTCTGCATGGGCTAAATCAGCGACAAAACCTAGTTACTCATGGTCAGAAATTAGTATCCGGCCAACTACAGTTATCGGTTATGGAATTACCGATCTATTCTCACAAGTAATTACAGGCTTTACGGTTGGTGCAAATAGCACTGTTTTGAACACCGATACTTTAGAATCAGCGATTGAAAAATTGCAAGGTCAGATCAATAACAAACAAGCGTCAGGCTCTTATTCATTAACTACACATGTTCATGGAAATATAACTAGTGGAGGATTGATAGGAACTGTTGCTAGTTTACCTATTATAACAGGTACTGGAGGTATCTTACAAGTCGGTTCCTTTGGTACAATAGCAGGAACATTTTGTCAAGGTAATGATTCAAGGTTAGCCACACAAACTACTATAACGGGTAATGCTGGTACTGCTACTATATTGCAAACAGCTAGAACTATTTGGGGACAATCCTTTAATGGTAGTGCAAATATTAGTGGTGCAATTACTGGAGCGACTACAGGAACATTTAGTGGTGACGTAAGTGCAACTAATTTTAATTTATCATCAGATAGAACCTTAAAGACTAACATAAGACCAATACTAAAAGACTATAGCTCTATTGACTTAGTCGAGTTTAATTTTAAAAATAATTTAGACGAACTTAGGTTTGGTGTTATAGCGCAAGATTTGCTAAGTAGCGGATTTGAAGAATTTGTAGTCGGAGATATAGAAGGAGAATATAAAGTGAAATATTTTGATTTATTGGTAGCCAAATTAGCTAACGCAGAATCAAGAATAAAACAATTGGAGGATAAGTATGGCTGTTCCTGATATAACTACATTTAATCAAAGAGATGTTGTTACTGAAATATATGGAGATTCAAGTGATAGAAGTTTGACTGAATTGTTTACAGCAGCTACTGGTACATTTGATTCTCTATATGTTGGTTCTAAGAATAGTTTATATAATTTTAGAAACTATAAACATATAACTGTTACAATAAATACAAGTATTTCTAATGCAACAGTTACTAACTTATCTACTTTTATTGCTTATTGGATGACTTTTACAGCACCAGTTAGTAGCTCTATAGTGTATGGTATTTGTTGGAATTCAGCTCCTAATCCTACACGTTCTTATAATGATTATATTATAGGGACACGTACAAATAGTGATATAAGTGTAACATATCAAACACTTACTATTAATACCAGTACTCCTTTAATAGCAAATAAAATATATTATTTTAGAACATATATTGTTGTAGATGGAGTAACATATTATTGTACTGATTTAGTATCTGCACCAACTTAATAATAAAAATTTCTTATATATAAATCAATAAATAAAAAAAAACCATCATGAAAATTGGAGAAATTAGAGTAAAGTTTTTTGAGATTAGTAATTTAATGACAATTTTTTCTGCTAAAGGTATTGATAATACTGAATTAAATTGTCTTATCTTAGATAACTTTGAAATTCTTGAAAAAGAAAATAATAAAATTCAAAAAACAATTAATCCACGTTTAATTGAATTAGAAAATATTATTCAAGAAAAAGGGAAAGAAGTAAATGCTCAACATGATGATAGTATATTATTACTTTCATTAGATGAACAAAAAGAATATAAAATTCTTCAAGCAAAACTTCAAAAAGATTTTGAAATTGAACGTAAAATTTCATTAGTAGAGATTAAAGAATCAACAGTTCGTTCTACAAAAGGAATACCTATGAATTCTTTAATTACTCTTAAATTTTTTTCACAACCAAATAATTGGAAACAAATGAAAATTAAAAAAGAAAGTTCTGATCAAGCTGATGATAAAAAAAGCCCGGACTCAGGTGGTGCAACATTCCCACCTAGCAAATAAGAATTATGAATCTTGAACATATATCAAGATATGTATCTCTTTACTTCGTAAAGTTATTCCCAGTTATACTTACAGTTTATTTAGCTATAGGTATGACTGGGGAAGCTTTTGGATTTATTGATTATACAGCATATACTTCACATACGACTATAATTTGTCATTGTTATTTATTTCATATAGGTATGTTAGCATTATCTTATACATTTAGATTTTGTTCCTGGCATAGAATATTAATCTACACGGATATTTTAATTTTAGTCTTAGTAGATTTATATAAGGTTAATATAAAATTGCCATATATATTTTACTGTTTGAGTGCTATTTTATTATTATCTTTGAGTTTATCAATATTTCTATATTTTTACTATGGATGCTACGCTAAAAAAAACAATCATACGACTCTTCAAAAGAGTTATAAAAGCAATAGATAATGGAGTTTGTGATAATATGACTGCTAATGAAATAGATCATTTAATACGACTACTAGAGGAATCAAAAAAAATTGACGAAACTTATATAAAAAGAAAACGATGGATAATATTTTAATATTAATAGGTGGAGCTATTGGAGCTGCTGGTGGAGCAATGAGTATTGTTTCATATTTTTCTCCATCCTCTATTAGCATTCGAAAAAGTAATGCAATTATCAAAGAAAATCAATCATGGGAGACTTCACTAAATCTTCTTCTTAAATGGAAATTAGAAGCTGAGAAGAAAATTGAAACTCTTGAACAAGATGTTGAAAAACTTCTAAAAAAAGATAATCGTTCACAAAGACTTATCTCAGCATATAGAATGATTGTAAGTTCTAATAAAAGTTGCAAACATAATAAAGACAATACAGATAATTGTCCAGTAGCAATTAAAATGCGTGCTTTAGATATTGAAAATAAATCGGATTAAATAAATACATATTATGAATACAAATTTAAAATTTTCAGAAAAAGGATATGCAGTATTAAAATCATGTGAAGGGTGTGAACTTAAACCTTATTTATGTCAATCTGGTATTCCTACTATTGGTTGGGGTAGTACTCGATATTCAAATGGTGTTCGTGTAAGTCTGAAAGATCCTGCTATTACACAAAGTAAAGCTGACGAACTTTTAAAATATGATGTAAGACAATTTGAGAAAGATGTAATTTACTTACTTGGTCCAGTTGAAGTAAATCAAGGTAAATTTGATGCACTTGTAGATTTTGCTTACAATGTTGGTAGCGATATTGATATTGATTCTACACCAGAAGGACTTGGCGACAGTCGTCTTTTAAAACTTGTTCTTGCAAATTCCAACGATCCAAATATTGAACATGAGTTTAATAAATGGATTAATTCGAAAGGTAAACCTTCCAATGGTTTGATTAAGCGTAGAAAACTTGATGTAAAACTTTACTTTGGTCGGTAGTATTCATTTTTAAAACTAAACATTATGGCTGGTACAAAGAAAAAACCTGCTTCTTCTGGAAAGAAGAAACCAATGTCAAACAAGAAAACTTGTTGATATTTATTATCTATTAGGGAGTGATTAAGTTCATTCCCTAATGTTGTATTTACACATAAAATTAATAATTATGAAACCACGTACTTCTTATAAGCACAAATCATGGAAAACATCTTTAATGGGTGTTATTGGAATAATTGTTTTATTCATTTGTTTATTTCTTGTTTATACCGGTAAATGCACACTTCTTGATGTTGCATCGGTCCTTTCTCCTATTAGTATATTCCTTGCAGCAATAATTGCTTTTCTTACAAAAGATAGTGACGTAACAGGAGGGACGCGAGAACAATGATAAAATATATAAAGAAAAACTGGATAATAAGTGCGATAATTTCTATCGCGCTTTTGTTGTTTATTGGCGGTTGGTTTAAATCATGTCAATCAAAACAAGCATCTAACTTGATTGTAAATCAAGAACTATCATCTGCATATCGTAATGGGTATAATACAGCAACTAGCGCTTATCGTAAGCAATTAAAAGACTCTATCGATAGTGTGAATACTTTGAGGGCTAAAGATCGCTTAGAATCAACTAAAACGATTACTACTTATAAGAACAAAAATTCAGTTCTTACAAATAAGATAAGTAAGTTTGAGAATGATTATAATACCGATACTACTAAGCATACTCTTGCAAATTGTGACAGTCTTGTAGGACTAAAAAATATTTCTCTGCAGCAGAAAGATACCATCATAAAAAGTACTGAGAAAAAATTAGCAAGTACCGAATTAAGTCTGACTGATGTAACTAAAAAATACTTTCTACAAGTAGAAGAAACAGAACAATCCAAAAATGAAAATCTTGTTCTTCAAAAAGAAAAAAAAGATTTGATTGGAGCATTAAAACGTTCAACGGGATGGTGGAGTAAAAATGATATTTGGTTTTATTTAGGCGCCGGTGCAATAGGTGGATATTTTATAGCAAAATAATTTATGGCTGATATTAAGCTTACATATTTAGATGATATTTTAGCAATGGATAGAACACTTGTTCCGGACATTGATAACATGTGTCTAACAAGAGATTTCAAAGATACTAAACGTTTCAGTCCTGTTATCTATAACAAGAATGAAATGCAACCCAATAAAGATAGTCCAGACTACCAAGCGTGGTGGCATGAACAATATCGTCGTTGTGTCAAAGGATATATTGTTCCAAATGCTACAAAGCGTGGATATGATATTTGGATTCCCGGGCGAATGTATTTCTATTTAAATTTTTGGGTAATCTTAGCTAAGCTTGATAACGTAAAGAGAAAGGATAAACGCCATCCTAAATTTACATCATTAGATTATTTCAAATTCATGTGTATAGAACTTATGTTCTTAAATGCAAAAGATTTGTTATTTCCTAAGTCAAGACAGAAAGGATTCTCTGAATATGCTGCAAGTAATATTGGTTACAACTTCATTTTTATTCCAGGATCACAAAATGTAATTGTTGCCGGTCAAGGAAACTATGCTGAGCATACCATGAGTAATGTAGTTCGTGGTTTGGATTGGCTAGGAGATAGTGAGTTCTACAAACGTAGGTCACCAAATAGAAATGACTATATTAAATCTTCATATCGTGAAGAAGTAATAAATGAAGAAACCGGAGAGAAAAGAACGCTTATGCTCGGTTTTGGTAGTGAAGTCTACTGTATTACTGCAAAAGATAATACGCAAGCTGTTTCAGGACTTACACCTTTTTGGATATTATATGAAGAAATTGGAAAGTGGAAAAAAGACACGCTTAAGCAAACTGCAGAGTTTGTCAAACCATCTCTACTCGCAGAGGGTGACAAAACCGGTTATCAAATGTATATTGGTACTGGTGGTGATATGGACGAGTCTGTTGCTGATGTAGAGGAAATGGCATACAATCCGGCTAAGTTTGACTTACTCGAGTTTGATAATATATGGGAAGAAGATGAAATCTCTTCGACTGGTAAGGTAGCGGCCTTTGTTCCAGCTTATGAGTTTGAAATTATTGATGAAGATGGTAATAGTTTGATAGAGGAAAGTATTGTTTCGATTCAAAAAGAATTATCGAGTAAAAATTCTTCTGAGCGTTACATTGCTCTTACTGCTAAACCACTCTATTTATCACAAATGTTTATGGTGGCTACTGGTGGTTTTCTTGGAGAAACGGCTAATCAAAAATTGAATGATAGAAAACGATATCTTCTTACCCATCGTGAACAGCAAATTGCTTACAATGCAGAAATCAATTGGATTGATCCATTTGATTGGGGTAAAGGAGTAGAACTTGTACCATCTGAATTAGGTCGTTTCCTTATCATACAGGCACCGGAAGTTGATGGCTATGGGAAAGTATGGAAAAATCTTTATAGTGCCGCTACGGACAGCTATGACAAAGTAGAAAGTGAAACATCATTCTCATTGGGTAGTTGTTCTATTTGGAAAGGAGCTATTGATTCACATCATACATTTGATCATTGGGTTGCCCGGGTGACAGAACGACCAACAGAAGATGAAGGTGGAAATTATCAGTTCTATGAAGATTCAATAAAGCTTTGTTATCTCTATGGTGAGTGTGAGAATTTGATTGAATATTCCAATGTATTGATTTTTGATTATTATAAGCGGGCCGGTTGTGAGTTTCTATTACAAGAACGCCCACAAATGGTAATTAGTCAATATGTACAAGATGGTAAGGCTGCACAACGTTATGGAGTAGAACAATCATTTATACCACATGCTTTAAATATTTGGAGAGATAAGATGAAGCAAGATGATTTTGCCATTATTGATAAGATGTTTGATATACGACAGATTGAAGCTTTTGCCAAATTCAAAAAGTCACCAAAATATAATTGTGATATTACAATTGCCAGTGCATTAAATGTTGCCAGTGCATTAGAAACACAAGAGTTCGCAGCCTATTCAGAAGGAGAAGAACTAGAAGAGGACACATATGGTGGATATGTATCTGAGAATAATCAAAATATTAAATTCGCTTCTTAAAATCAATATTATGTTTCCAGAAAAATTAATCAATAACGAGAATAAAGATGACAACTATTTCAAAGAAGTTGCCAAATATATTTTATCATCCGGTGCTTCTGATTTTCATGAAGATAATGTAAAAGACAGGAAATGTTGGAATATTTACCATGGTATTGTAGATAATACAAAGTTTGAATACTTAACAAAGGTTGAGGGTTTTACTTATCCGGCCAAGTTTAGAAATATAGGTAATGAGATTGTGAGAAGCAAACTTAATATCTTAGAGTCTAAACAAGCTCGTAGGTCATTCAAAAGCAAAGCAATTGCTATGGATGAACGTACACTTCAATTGAAGTATGAAAATCGCATTAAAGCTAGTCTAAATGCTCGCTTGGAAATGTATAAAGAACGTGATGCTATTGTTCAACAGCAGATTCAACAAGTTCAAGATAGAATGAGTGATATGCAAAAGCAATTAGAAGTTCAACCGAACAACGAACAAGCACAAGTTCAAATGGAAGAACTGAAAAAGAATATGCCTATGATCCAATTGGAGATGCAGAAAATTATCAGAAATCTTTCTCGTGTTTCATTGGATAATAATGAAATGCAAAAACATATTGATTATTTCTTGCTAAATACTGATGTTGAAATAATGCAACAAGTTGCTAATGCTGCATTAAAATCAGCTATTCAGACAGAAGATTTAAAACAACATTGGAATGTAGGACTTCGTGAAAAAATTGTAACCGGTAAACCAACTTATATTACTTACTACAATCCTAGAACAAAGAATGTAGTTTTCAAACAAGTTGATGCTAATACTGCAGCTTATTCTAAAGGTGGAAATAACCGTTGGACACAAAATGGTGAGTGGTGTTTTACAAAAGAGTATATGAATAAAAGTCAAGTATTCTCTGAATTTGAATTGACAAAATCTGAGGAACTAATTATTCAAGCATACAGTCTTGGTGATGCTACTGCTTTAAAAAACTATATTGGTAATAGTGTTTACTTTGATAATAGTGAAAACTTCAATGATCAACATAATGCAATTGAAGTATCACGTATTTGGTTTTTGGTACCTCGCGAAATATTTTGGAAAAAAACACCAAACAAATATCGTCCGGAAGAATACTTTGTACATCTCACAACAAAAGATGCTAAACTAAGAAAAGATGAAATACGTAATCGCGCTGTCATTTATGATATGTATCATGTTGTTGTTATTGGAAACGTTATTCATGTCAATATGGGTAAACAAGAGAACGTTTTTAGACCACTTGATATGCCTGGACTTCCTACACTGCCACTTGTTGCCAGATCATTCAACACAGCGTCTGAAAAACCATATTCTCTTATATGGAGAGTACGAGAACTGATAGAACTTTATGATATTGTAAATTATAAGAAAGAACTTACAATTGCCTTATCCGGAGTAAAAGGTATGATAATGGATAAAAGCCAAAAACCTGATAACATGACTTCGGGTAAATGGATGTACTATCGTAAGCTTGGAACCATGTGGATTGAAACAATGAAGAAAGGTCGTAAAACACCGGCTTCTTATAATCAATTCCAAAACTATGATGATACCATTACTCAAAGTATTACTTTCATTGATAATGTTCTTAATGGCATAGATTCATTAATAGGTAAACTCATTGGTATTACTGATGCTTCACTTGGTCAATTTGTATCTTCTGATCCAGTAAGTAATGTAAACATGTCTAGGGAACAATCTTCTCTTATTACTGAAATACAGTTCTCAGAAAATGATGTAGTCTTTGATAAGGCTATTGAATTATTCTTGAACTTAAAAATACGTTATTCATGGAAAGATGGTAAAGTTCTAAATTATCTTGATAAAGACTTAGAAGAAGTTTTAGTTCAAATTCCAAAGGGAACATTAAATGGTTCTGATTTTCGTATATACTCTTCTAATAATGTAAAAGAAGAATCAAGACTTGAAGATTTACGTACTGCAGCAATGCAATCATGGGGACGGGCCGAACTTCCATTTACTTCTGTAGTAAGTATGTTTAAGATTGATGATTTGACTGAGATGGAAAACAAACTTATTCAAATGTCTAAAGAAGCCGAAGCAATCAGACAACAGAATGCAGCAGCTACTGAAACAGCAAAAGAAGAAGCTAAGCAAAAAACAATGAACTTGCAAGCTCAGATTGATATGCAGCTTTTAAAAACAAAAGATGAATTTGATTTAGCTTCAAGGGAAATAGAAAAAGCTCGTTTGCAACTTGATGAAAAACGTTATGAATGGGAATCAGAGTTCAAAGAACGAGAACTTGTTGTTAAAGAGAAAACTGAAAACTTCAAAATCATGGCACAGAATGATATTGAATCAGCTTACTTACAAGAAGAAGGTAGAGTAAATAGAGTACAAGAAATGATGAAACAGTTTGAAATTAAGATGAATGCAATTTTGTCAGAAGCACAAATTAAAACAGGAGAAATGCAATCACTTCGTAAGATGCATGTTGATCTCGATAAAAACATGAGGAACAAAGTAAATATAAAAGACTCATAGTAATTAAATTATTCATATATTTGCAACATATTATTAATCAAATCAAACACTTATGTTTAAAGACAGATTAGAAAAAGCGATTGAAGATATTCAATCTAAGAACAATGGGATTAAAAATTATCCATCACTTATTGAAGTATGTGACCCAGGTCAAACTGGTTTCAAGTGTAGAACAATAAACAATAGTGGTGAAGTTCTTATTTGCCCGATTACTGTTCCTTATACTGAACGTATGATTAAGATGGAAAATTACAAACCATCATTAGAAGAGTTCAAAGGTGTTCATCCACATTTGGCTGTTATTATGGAAAGTGGAAGTAGTCAATTTAAAGCTGGCGATATTGTTTATTACAATCCATCAATGGCTAATGCAGCACAACAAATTGTTGTAAAAAGTGCTCTTGCTTTGGTAGTAAGTGATACTTATCTTTTAGGAGTTGATACTAACTTTAATGATTTGATCAATGTATAAGCCATTATTTTTTAAAATGGAAGAAGCCGCCGAGGGACAAGATACCTCTGGTGGCTTTTCTGCGGAAGAACTTCAAAGATTAGAAGCACCGGCTGGAACATTTGAAGAACCTATTAAAGTTGAAAAGCCTGCTGAGGAAGTATCTAAAAGTATCGTAGAGGAAGTTTATACTCCTAGCCCTTTGTGGGATTCATTTAAAGATTTAGAAGGCTTTAAAATGCCTGAAAAGATTACTGCAGAAACAGAGAATGATTTACTTCGTCCATTCGTTGCACAGAAGTTTGGTTTAGAGAAACCGGTTCTTCATCCATTAGCACAACAGATACAAGATTTGACAGCTACCAATCCTAATCTAACGATTAATGATTTGGTAACAAATGTATCAGAACAGTATGTTGATGCAAGCAAATTTTCTATTGATGAAAAAATAGCATTCGATTTAAAGACTCGTTATGGTATTTATGATTCAGAAAAAAATCCTAGTGGTTTGACTGATGATGATATCTTACAAGAAATTGGTCGAATGACAAAAATACAAAAGCAAGATGCCGCTTTGGTAATTGATGAAAATATCAAGAACTACAATGACAATCTTGTAAAAGAATATAAGGAAAATCAATCTGCTACTTATGAAGCTCAGTACAATCAAATGTTGAGTGAAACAAAAAGCGAATTGAATACTCTTAAAGAAAGTCTTTCAAAAGTTGATTCTATTTATGGTATTCCTGTCAATCAAGAAACCCATGATCAGTTTTTAGCAGAATTTGAAAGAGTTGTTATTCCTAACAAAGAAACCGGTGAACGTTTAATCGATGATATATTGTCAGACAATATGACATTGTACAAAATGTTTGTAATGGTTGCTAAGTTTGGAGAAGAAAAGGTAATCGAAACAATTACCAAGGGGCGCGAAGGTGGAAAAGAAGCATTGCTTAAGTCATTAAGCATTACTCCAAATTTCTCTGGTGTAGGCGCTCGCAAGACTGGTCAATCATTAGATTTCGAATCTGAATTGAGATTGCTTGAACAGTCAGAAAAATAATCAACTCTATTAATCAAATTCATCATGAGAATTTTACCTGGCGCACCACAAGAGTTCGCTAATCAAACTCCGACATCAAAACACATGTCACAATACTTGATTGCAGCACCACATATGCTTGCACAAGTAACTACCCTTTTCCGTAAAAATGTAACTGCATTTAGTTCATTACTTGCCGGTCGTAATATGTTCTCGGGAAAACTTGCTGATCCTTTGAATCCAAAATCAGGAAAGTATAAAATCGTTGGTAACCGCAAAGTAATGTGGAATGTCAAAGGTTATCCGGATCGTAAAGCTCGCGTTATTGCTGCATTCAAATGTGATGCATTCCCTAATGAACCTGGTCGTAACCAAACGTGGATTGACTTGTATCTTGATACCAATTGGTTCTCTCCAAAAGATGTTCTTGAACTTGCCGATAACCAAACTTATGTACACGTTTCCGACTCGACTCTTCCACAAGAAGTTGATGCCGGAATTTTCCATTACCGTGTAAAAATCATGACCAATGTATCGGGTGATTATGTAAATCCGAATTTGCTTGCTATTGGACAAGAAGTTAGTATCTCACATACTTCATTCGAAGAAATGTCAGAAACAGCTTACGAAAAATATACCTTTGACGAAAAGGCATATACTCACATGACTATTCAACGTTTGAAATGGTCTATGTCTGGTACTGCTGATGAATATCGTCCTAGTGCTATTTGGATGGAACATAATGGCGTTTCTATGTGGGCTGACCATGCACAGATTCAAATGCTTGAACGTGCCGCTATGTATCGTGAAAAACAATTGTTGAACGGAAAATCAACTGTTACTGCAGATGATAAAGTTCTGTTGAAAACAAATGAAGGATTTGAAGTAATGGCCGGTGATGGTATCTTGAATCAAGGCGATGGTGCTTGGAGATTACCTTACAATGTTATTTCAACACGTGTCATTGATAATATCATGGAAAACATTTCTATCTATTCTTCTTCATGGGGAACTGAGGTAGCCGTAATCTGTGGTATGCAGTTCTACAAAGGATTTGCTAAGCTTATGCGTGAACAAGCCGGTATCGACCCTAAAACAGTTGAGATGGGTGGTAATGGTAAGAAAGGTATCAACTTGGATTATGAATACTATGAATTTGGTGGTGTCAAAATGATTCCTACTGTAGTGCCATGGTTTGATAATCCTCAACGTGCAACCACTTATGGTGCTGATGGAACCCGTAACAGTTCTCATAATGCAATCTTTGTATCATTGGGAGATGTTGAAATCAATCAACCAGCAATTGAGTTATTGCAACTTGGAAAACGCGGTTGGTTAGAAGGTGAAGTAAATGGTATCAACAAAGGTGGCGACATGGCCAACTCAGTGGATGGTAAACACCACCACATCCTATGGGAAACTGGTGCAGCTTTACTTGACGTAAACGGTATTGCTGAACTTTATCGTCCAGTAAAATATTAATTCATTCCTTTTAAAAATTATAGATAATGGCTAAGATAACCAAAGATGAAACAGGCGAAGAACGCGAAGAAGTAAAAATCTATGCGATCAATAAGAAGTATAAGGAGAAACCATTTTTAATGACTCCGATTACCGATAATGCAACAAAGAAGTTATTAACTGGGCAACATAATATGAGTCCTACTGAATTATCAAAACAAGAATTGATAATCAAGGAAGATGAAAATTATCCTATCGTTCATAACCAAACGCTTGTTTTGATTAAGAGAAACGGAAGCTATCTACCAACAAGAGATTATGCGCTTTATTGCCTTGCTCTTGAAATGCCGGAGATAGCATTATCCCGTAAAGATGCAGTAGTTGGAAAACACTTAATGTATATTCAAAACTTCGAAGCAGAAGCTGTAAAAGCAGCTGTTGATGGAAAGACAAAAGCACAGGCCGGAGCAAAGGTTATCGACCTATCATTATCAGACATGAACAATTTATTGTTTTACTTTGGTGAGAATGCAACAAATCTTTCTACTAAGATTGCCGAAGCTCGAGTATATGGTTTAGTTGAAACACGTCCAGCCGATGTTCTTGCATATCTTGAAAATCTTGACGATAATCAGCAAATTGTATTTATCAAAAAACTTCTTGCTAAGAAGTACTTACAACGCGCTGTTGCCAATGGATATATCATGTATGACAAAGTAACTCTTGGAGCTGATGAAAAAGAAGCTGCTGCATTCATTTATGATGATAAAAATAATAGTCTGTATGTCCCATTGAAAGATATGTTGGACAAATCAGAAGGTAACAAATAGTATTATGTCGGTAGCAATAATTGATATGTATAAAGATTTCCTTGCTATAGTAAGGAAGTCACGAGTAGGAACTGTTTCACCATTAGAGTTCTCAGTAATTTTAGGTTTAGCGACCGAAGAAGTTATTTCAAATAAGATTGATAATTTTGAATTGAATAAAAAGTTTGCAATACAGCTTTTGCCAATTACGCAAGGACCTAAATTATTTACTGGTACTTTATCGGAAACAAGCAGTAGCGATCGTTATAAAGCGTATTCATTTGTGTTACCGGAAGATTGTCGATTGGTTGCTAGATTATCTGCAGAAATATCTGGTCTGAAAGAAGCCAAATGTAATCCACTAACTTCAAACGAACTGACCACTGTTTTGAATGGTATATTTAGCAAACCAACGACTTCTAATTGTTATTACAGTTTAAGTCAAGATATCGTTGAAACTAAACCGGTAAAAAATGTTTTGGTTTATGTACCAAATATTACTATTGGTGATGGTTATCCTAAATTTAGAATAAGTTATGTTGTCAACCCGCCGGTTATTACTGAAATGGAGACTACTAATACTAAGGAAAGTATATTTGACCGTGAAGTATGTTCTGAAATTATCACTACGGCATCCCGTATGTATTTGGAAGGTATTCAAGATAGTCGATATCAAACTTTCAACAATGAATTAAAATTCAAACATTAATAATTAAATATTATGAGTAATCTTATAAGAGGTGCGCAAGACTACCTATTGAATACTATCGGACCAAAGGAATTTGGTATGTACTACCAGGGAGATGTAGTAACCGGTATTAAACATCTTGTATGTAAAAAATATGGTATTGATATTCCATTTGATGGAGATACTACCATTGTAAAGAAAACATCTGCTGTTGGCGCTGCTGCAGTAATCACTCTTACTCCTGCATTTGTTGCTAAGACTACCGGTGATCAACGTATTATTGAAATTGAAATCACTCGTCAACCATTGTATGATGGCGCCGGTAATCATCAGTTTCCAGTAAGTCATACTTATGGTTATAAGTTGACCAACACGGCTACTTTGACTACAGATAAACAAACTGTTGTTGATGGTCTTGTTGAAGCAATCAATGCTGATGTCATGAGAACTTCGAATGCTGTAAACAGTGGTGCTTGTGTAGTAGCTAGTCGTACTGGTGCTGCCGGTACATCTGCTCTTGTTCTTACTGCAAAAGAAAAAGGACAACCAATTACTGTTCGTATTTTCGATGAAAACTTTACTCAGGTGCTTACTACTAAGCCTAAGAAAGATACATTGACAAACGATATGTTGAGTCGTATCTTTATGATTAAAGCAGAAAACGAAGGACAACGTGTTGTAATGCCTACTGAGGGTGTTGATTACTGTTGTATTACTATTGCCAGCAAAACACTTGGTTATGAAAATGTATCTGCAAGTGCTTTTGTAAAACGCGAACAAGTTTACAACTTCTATATGCCATTAGCATTGACTGATGATGTATTGTTTGCTGATATCGCTGTTGCTTCTGCAGGTATTGTTCCATCTATGGCAGATGTTGTAGTTGCTGCTAAATCATTTGATAATTACCTTGCATACAATGTATCTCCAGTAGATGCACTTACTGCACGTGTAGTAGCATTGGAAACAGCACCTTAATAATTAGTTTCAATTAAATCCAAAAAGGGTAGGTAGGATATGTCTACTTACCCTTTTTTTAATATCAGTAATATGATAACACTTGAAAAAATAGTTGAAAGTTTAAAACTTCAATTAAAACCACATCTTACGGACGACCAGATAGTACATGATGAATGGTTGATAGAAATGATCAATACTTCAAGAGCGGCAATGTGTCGTTCTTTATATGTTTCCGGGGAAGTCTTTACAGCATTCTTTCAAAAGATAACTGGTAATGTAGAAACTCTTGATCTCGATTATAAGAAGTTTACTATGCCATCAAAACTAATGGAAGGAATAGGAAGAAGAAATGTTCGTTATTTTGGTCCTATAGGTACAAAGAATCCGGATTTTCATTATTGTTCTTTCGAAGAGTTGGTAAACTATGAATCACATCGCTTTGGCATTGACCAACCCGCTTTTGCGAACCTTGGTGACATCTTACAGATAAAAGCACCCAATATGTCCGCAATAGAATTACATGCCGTTATAGAAGCTCCAAATTCGTTAGCTGACTACAGTTATGAAACATCAAGTTATCCTATTGGAGAAAACAATGAAAGACAGTTAGAGATAATTACTTTTCAGCATATTGCAGCTAAGTTAGGAATGCCAGTAGACTTTGCTAATAATGGTATTGATGAAACAAAGAATATTCCGGTAAAGCAACCACAACAACAGCAACAACAACAAGATAATGGGGGACAATAATTATGTATCTAGTAACTACAGAACAGTTTGAAGTTGATGGTGAATTATTCTATGAAGGTGTTTCTTGGAAAGATTATCGAAAAGCAACAAAAATAGAAAATCAAAAAGTTATTAAACATGGTAGATTATATAATTGGTATGCTGCAACAGATCCTAGAGGGATTGCCGCAATAGGTTGGCATATTCCAACAAAAGAAGATTTTATTATACTTATAAATTATGTAGGAGGATTACTTATAGCTGGAAAACATTTAAAATCAAATGATATTTCTAAATGGAATATTGCAGGTGATAATACATTTAATTTTAATGCTTTTGGTTCAGGAGTAGGATTTAATAATACTTATTTTGACATATTGTATAGAACTATATTATGGGCTTCTACTAATGATAATCCCGATAATCAAGGGGACGCATTAATATTATCATCTAATAAAGATTCTGCTGAAATTTGGAATGCATATTACAATACATTAGCATCAATTAGATTAATAAAAGATAATAATATTAATGAAGGAGATATTATAATTGATGGTGATACATATAATTCAATAACTATTGGTAATCAAGTATGGTTACAACAAAATATATCTACAACAAAATATAACAATGGTGATGATATAGACTATAGTATAAATGAATTATTTGGGGCAGTATCAATGTATAATAATGATGAGAATAATGTTTATGAAACTACATTAATTGAAATTATATCTGATGATTTTGTTATTACATATAATGGAATTGATTATGTTTTCCCAAAAGATAAAGTTATTGAAACACCAAGATTTACTCGTGAGCAGAATATTCCATTTGGAGAATATCAATATCGAACACATTCAGATAAGCATACAGAATTTTTCGAACCGGTAAAAGAACATTTTGGTATTGATATGAAAGAGAATTACGCGGCTCAGTTTCGTGATGGTATAAATCCACATAAAGATATCAATGGAAGTATCTTCAAAGAAAACCCGGATCAATAAAAAGGTAAAAGAATTTAGGAAAGAGGAATTTGATTATCATGATGTAGTCAATGAGAATAATAAATTTGGTGTACGTAAAACGGTTTACATAGACACTCTTTTTAGACCTCGTTTATCTCACGTGACCTTTTCTACCAATACACATCCGAAAAGCCAAATTATAAGAGGTATGGCCTATAAGGTGTTCTTTGCATACATATCTATAATTGTTGAAGAACTCTTTAAGGGAAATACAATCAAAATCAATAAAGTCGGATTGATAAGTTTGCTAACAATGACCTCAAGTACTAAATATCAAGGTCGACAAAAAGATAGAGAACGTTCAAAAAGAAAAGGATTTTATACTCGTATCAATTGCGATTATTTCTTTTCTCAGGATAAAGTAAGATATGGTTTTCCTTATGCATCATTTGGGAAATTCTATAAGAAGAAATTACACTCATTAGAAGATAATAATATAAAATTTTAATCATGGCAACAATCGACAAAACAAAGTATGCTGCAGCTAGTTCTGCTAAATCTACGACACCCGCAAAAGGTTATACTAAAGAACAAGTTCAACAAGCGCAAGGTAAATCATCTGTTCCAGCTAAAACATCACCACCGGCTAGTCCTCAAATGTCAGAAGAGCAAACTGCTCAAATGATACAAGAGATTATCAAAATGCTTCAACAAGGTGCTAAGCCGGAAGATATTCTTGCACAGTTAGTACAAGGTGGTATTCCACAAGAACAGGCACAACAGTTGATTCAGCAAGCTACTGATCAATTACAATCACAAGGACAAGCACAACCAGCGGCTCCTGCAGCAGTACCAATGCCACAATAATTATGAGTAAGCGTTCGAAAGCACACGACGAAGAGTACTATCAGAAACTGAAAGAGGTAGTAGAGGATAGCAATAAAGAGTACAGACCAAATGAGTTGTATGTAAAGACAGCAAGGAATGTACATGGAGTTTTTGCTTATCAACATATAGAATTAAAATCTAATAAAGATGAATCCGAATAATAAATATTTTACAGCAGCCGAGATTTATGTTCGGTTGCTGTCTGCATTTCCAATAAAAGGTACTCAAATAAGTAAGATACAAGTGATGCGATGGTGTAGTGAAGTCGTTGCAGAATATCTTACTGATCCAGTAGGATTAATTTTGAATAAAAAAATACAGATTGGAGAACCTACTTCTGATGATGATCCTACTTTAATCATTCGTTCTAATCGCGCTCTAGTACCGCCAGATGTATTTAAATTGGAAAATGTATTTGATGAAGCTGGAAACAAAGTAAAGAATAGTACTTATCAAGGAGAGTACATACAATTCAGTACTACTAGAACACCTCAGAAGTGCTTTATTGATTACTATTCATTGCCAGTAGATACTCTTGGTTTTCCATTGATAAAACGTGGATATGAAACAGCATGTTATGCTTATTGCATTAAAAAGATGCATGAAGAAGATGCCAGTGTTATACCACCACGTATACAACAATGGAGATGGTTACAGATGTGTCAGGATTCTGATTACGAAATTCAAGCAGCTTATGTTAGTTGGGGAGATTTATCAAACAATGACGTTGAGGAAATCCATAATTATATTATTAGTCCGGAATACAAATTCATTACAAAAAGACATTAATTATGCAACATAATAATACGTTTCTAGGTGGTATGAAAAGAGGTATTGATAATACGTTAATGCCACAGAATAGTTATACCTATATGCTCAATGGAAGTATTGTTTCAAAAGATGAACATGGATATACAATTACTAATATTCGTGGAACAAAGAGTATTACTTCTTTTGCTACAAATGAAGTTCCTGTTGGTTCAGTATCATTCAATGGAATACTTTATATTGTTACTCATGCAACTAATACTGATAAGATTAATTTCTATTCATTTAAGGGTAGTGATGGTACTGCATGGGTAGAAGAAACACTTCTTATTATCCCTAATGGCCCTGATGATGCATTATCAATAAATCAATCAGTACTTGGTTTCTCCAAAGGAAAGTTACTTGAGATAATTGCTAAGAATAGTTATGATGGTTCTGTTGATTTGTATATCTGTGATGGATTGAATAAAAACATTATTATCAATACCGGTATTGATCAACAAGGAAAGAAAACACTTCGTTCATATACTAATCTTGACGATGTACTTCTGTTTGTTCATCAGAAGAGTATTACTAATGTTCCTGATGTTGTAGGACAAGTAAAAGACAATGGAACTATGAAGCCTGGTACTTACTTCTTCTATATTCGCTATGAAGATGAATCATTGAATACAACACCATTCATTAAAGAAGTAGGTCCATTCTATATCCATAGTGGTTCTAAAGAGTTTAATAGCTCTTCGGGAGTATTGAATACTGGCGAAGAAAGAGTATCAAAACAAGTACAATTACAAATTACAAATACCGACTCAAACTATAAAAAGGTTTCTGTCGGTTTTGTCCATTATTATGGTACATCAGATACTTTGAGTAAATCAATGCAACTTATCAGTAAGTCTACAAAGATTGTCAATAGTGTAGCCACTGTAGTATTCAATGGAAACAATGTTGTTCAGGATATTACTTTTGAAGAACTATTCAAAGACAATATGGCATTTGACATTGCTGAAACGGAAGTTCAACATGAAGATAGATATTATGGAGCTAATTGGAAAGGCCGGGCAATAGATTATGCTATGCTCAAAGAAATGGCTTCTCTTATCATACCACATGCTGTAATCAAAGATGAAAGTCGTTTCGATAAAGTATATGATCAGACAGCAAAATACTTTGAATATATGGAAGATGAAATCTATCCTATGGGTGTTTCATTTTTAATAGATGGTCAATATAAGACACCAGTATTTCCTATTTGCGGTTGGTATGAAGGAGTAACACTTACTAATGCCAATGGAACTATCATAGACATGAACTATTTCGACTTACGTACCTATGTTGATAATAGAGAACAGTATCATAACGAAAGTCCCTCAGAAACGCTTAAAACAATTGATAATCTTAGTGGTCTTTATAAGTTCCCAAGAAAAGGTATTATTACTCATACTTCAAATGCTGAGGATTTAAAACAACTTCACTTTAAACTTATGGGTGTAGAGTTTATTCATGACTTTGCATATGATTATTATCAAGCAAATAAAGATATTCTTCCAAATATTACTACTATGTATTTTGTGCAAGGTAAACGACAAGCTAATGTTGTATGCCAGGGATATAGTTCTGCAATGGTTGAAGCTGTTGGCTTTAAGAATGTCTTTGAATGCTATCGTGGTGTATCACCTATGACATGGGGAGATAGAGAAGTTAGCCAATCAACAAAGATTGGTACAAATGGAGTTGATATTGCTTTTCCATTCTTAGGTGGAGATAAGAAAGTATTTCCAGTAATTAAAATTAGTAAATCAACACAAGGTTGGTATATTGGTGCTTGGTCAGTAACCGAGTTACAAGTAATGAATAAAGAAGAAATTCTTGTTCAAGAACATGAAACAGATGCTAGTCAAAAATGGATGTACAAAAATAAGGTACAAGCCAATGATATGTGGGCGCGTTACTATGATAATCGTAATTACTTTCTTGAATTGAAAACTGACAAGTATAGTGTGTTTGCTCCTGATTTATTACTGAATAAAAATTTGGTAATTATTGGCGATTATTATCTTCGACCAAAAGTAAAAATTGATGTAGTAAATCAAGGATTTAATGAATCAGTTGCAAAAGTAAATAATACTTCTATTGAAAATAAGTATGCAACACATACCGGTTGGGGAGCAAATTTCAATTTGTTTACTAATCAATCACATGCTTACAAAGATGTATCTAATCGTCTTATTGAACCTAGTCTTGGTTACGACCATCATATCATACAGAATCCGGTTGCTATTAAAATGACACCTAGTATTGTACAAGAAAATCAGATATTTTCAAACAATGGTTTTTCAAGTAGAATGAAAAGTATCATTGATGTTTTTGGTGACGAAGTATGGGATGGTACTAATGATCCATCACAAAAAGTAATTGAAAATTATTTTGACCAATCAAGAGAGCAATTGAAAGATGCCGGCATCCTTATCAATAGAACTAAGAAAACAACAGGAGATAATGAAGTAAATATTCGTCCAGCAATGACAACTGGTTATGCAGTAGATTCAGCATTCCCATTTACTTCTGCATTTATTTCCCCTTTTACAAGTGATCTCAGTAAAAACTCATTACCAGTAGTTGCTACCAATATGTCTATGACAGCTACATCTTACTTTGGTTGTAAGACTGTAAAAGTTGGTAAATATCATTCAGAAGCAACAGTGTTTACTGATGATAATCCTGACTATCGTAATTTGAATAATGCCATTGTTGATATCTGTAAGTATGCTACAATAGCTGAATACATTGATTCAATTGAAAACTCATATAATATTCTTGATGAAAACTATTCAATCATTGAAAATGACAATTCATTTTTTGCTGCAAATAATTATACTGCTAAACAACTTTTCAAAGGTGACTTATTTTCTCAAAAAACATTCATGCGTTGTGTTCGATGGAATACTCTTCCGGCATATACACAAGACTGGGAACGTTCATGGCAATCAGGTATAGCACTCAATGTCTATCTACAGTCATTTACCAACTCAAATTTGAGAGTTCCTACTGTAGATGATACATTCTATCCATACGTACTTAAAAATGCATCAGAAGCAAGCTATGATAGTATTGTACAAGATTTTATTTGGAAAAACAAATCAAATCAATTTTTCAAAGAGTCATGGGAAATAAATGGTGGATATAATGAAACAAAAGGTGTCTATACTCTTTTGCCATTTGATGATATCTTTACTATGAAAAGCAACACTGCAGCAAATAGAATTTACTTTAGCAATGTACATGTTGATGGTGCTTTTGTAGATCAGTATCGACAGTTGCCAATAGGACAATATCAAGACTTTAATTTTGAAGGTGGAGAGATAAAAAAGCTGATTACCATTAATTCAACTCTATTCATTATCCAACGTAAGAATATTATTCAATTATATGGTTCTACAAAACTTCAATCGAGTCAAGACAGTTCTGATATTATTCTTGGTGATAAGACTATTCTTTCTTCTCAGTCAAGAAAGATAGCTGATTTTGGAACTACTCATAAAGAAAGTATTTGTAGTGGTGATAAAGGTGGTTATGGTGTTGATTGGGATAATGAAAAGATATGGCGATTATCCGGCGCTTCAACAACAAGTGGTAATGTATTATTTGGCGCTGAGGACTTAGTAACTTCAAAACAAATAACTGATATCTTCAAATTAATCAAAGGAGATATCAAAGTACTACCACAAGACTTGTATTCAGAAGCACAGACTGGAATTATAAGTGTTTTCGATGAAGAAACAAAAGAGGTATTATTTACTTTCAAATTGGGTACTGGTAAGTTCTTTACATTGGTTTTTAATGAGAAGCTTGATATCTTCACTGGGTTCTATTCATACGATACAAATCTTTATATGAAATTGGATGCCCGGCTATTTGCTTTCTCACATGGACAACTTGCTTCAAGGCCAAATATGTGGGAACATAATGTTGGAGATTTTCAATATTTCTATGATAATAAAGCTTCGGATAATTTCGAATTAGAGTTTATTATTAATTGTTCTGCTGAGAAACAAGATGCTAGTTCATTTGAAAAAGAATTTCGTTCTCATTTAATGGTTATGTGTCCAGAAGAACTTGAAAATATTAGTTGGCAAACAGAATATCAAGAATCCTCTAAAGTTTCTTTTATAAACGCGAAAGAATTTTGGACTAATCCTGAATATAAGGAACATGCATGGGAAATTCCTATAATTCCTTCAACCAATAAAAATAATTTTGGTCCATTAAGTACTCAAAGTTTTAATACCTTTGAAGCAAAATCACAAATGCGTGGTCAATGGATTAAAGTCAAGATAATATACAAAGGAAAACGTGTAATGGGTAATGCCTATAGAACACATATTCCAAAGTATTTTTACTTGAAGAATGTAATTACTAACTTTATAATATCTTATTCGTAATGGCCGTTTATCAACCCCCTAAAAGAAATTCCACTGGCGACACTTTGTCTGCCGGTGGTTCTGGTTTAATGACACTTGGTGCTACTCTTAGTGCTACTGGTGTTGGTGCAGTACCAGGTGCAGTAATTGCAGGTATTGGTGGTATCGCTAGTTTGTTTGGAGCTAGTGCTAAAAAGAAAGAAGAAGAAAGACAACAAGCTTATCAAGAGGATTATCAAAATCAGATTGTAGGTGAGAAAAATCAATTAGCTTCTTCTCAGCAAGTATCAGAACAAAATAAAATGATGTACACACAAGAAGGTGTAAGTCAAAGTTTGAAGTCGATTAATCAAATGATCAATCCTTCTAATCCAGTTCCATCAGCAGGTGGTACTGGAATTATAAACCAAAGATTAATGTAATATTATGGCAAAACTATTTAATCCAAAATTATCATTCACACCACCATATACAAATATGGATAATGGAGCGAATATATTACTGAAAAAGAAACTTGATCCTATTGTTCCATTGATGAATGACGAACAACGCTTAGCACTTCGTAAAGAACAAACTCCTTCTACTTTACCATTACCAACTCCGACACCAGTTGCAGTAAGTTCTAAACCACTGAATGCATTAGCACAAACACGGTATATTGATAATACTCCGGAAGGACTACCAAAAGATGTACCACCACCTGGTGATAAGAAAGGTATCTATGGGCTATCTAAATGGGCTAACATAGCTACTGGTGTCAATACTGCATTAAGTGTCGCTACAGACCTTGTAGGGATAAATAGAGCTAGTGATTATAAGCCGGCACTTATTCCTTATCAGGCACCTATTGAAGCAACTCATGTATCTCTTATTGATGCAGAACAAAAGCAAGCAATGCAAGATAGTATTACTGGACAATTAGCTCAGGGTAGAGAAACAAATCGTCGTTTTGGTTTAGTTGATCCATCATTAGTTGCAAAAGGTATCTATGGACAGAATCAAATATCATCTGAGATTAGTAAGATAAAGAATCAAGAACAGCAAATCAATGCTCAGACAGATAATCAAACTGCAGCTATGAATGCACAGACCTTAGCACAGCGTAATCAAGCTAACACAGCTATTCAGAACGAAGCTGACAGATTTAAATCAGGTGTGATAGGTCAAGGTATCAGTCAGATTAAAAACGACCTTACAAGTGGTTTAAATTCGATTATCAATAACGAGAGTATTGCAGCAACAAAGAATCAAGCTATCGAAGATGATACAGTAGCTGCATTAGAGAATCAATTAGCGACAGAAGATAATCCAGTAAGACGAAAAGTAATATATGATAATCTTACTAAAGCTAAGGCTAGTCAACAATCATTTTATAAACGAACTTGGGGAGGAACTAAATAATGTCAATATGGGGAAACAATATTAATCCGGTTGGATATGCTACACAGACACAAGTAGGTCCTGGCATATCTCTTGACCCACGCATCTTATTGGCTAATGATGGTAATAGGGTTAGTAGAGCAAGAGCTACTGCTAGTCCTAAAGCTGCGTCTGATGATAAGATGGAAGAACTATTACCTGGTCATACAAAAGCATTGTATGATTATCGTAATCAAATTACAAATCGTATCAGCATGCTACCAAACATTTATGCTGAAAAGATAAAGAATGAATCTGATCCGGAAAAATTGAAACAATATGAAACTGCTTATGATGCTGAGTTGCAAGATTTGTTTCAAAAGAAATCACAATTTGGAGTTGCTGAACAACAAGCTAAGTTTGCTAAGTCTCAATGGGAAAATGTAAACAATGAAATTACTAAAAAAGGTATTGGTCAAGAGATAGCTGTTACCAATCCAAATTTAGGTAAGGCTCAAAGTGCTGAGGATTTTCTACAACTAGATAAACCATTTGCATTAGACTTTACTAAAACACCTGGTGGCCGTAATGCAGTAAAGCTTCATAGTTATAATACTCTTCAAGAACGTAACTCGTGGGATGCCGGCATTACTGCTAATGGTAGTGGTGGTATTGCTCCAAGTCATACATTAGACCCATCACTAAAAATGATGAACTCACTTGATTTCAGTAAAGAAATTAAAGGTAGAATAGATGCTGCTTCAGCTAAACAAATGGCTAATGCTGGGAATCGAGATGATGGATTAAGAAGTTGGGATTGGTCACGTTCTGATAATTATACCAATATGAAAAATGCTGCTAGTAGTATGTGGCAAAACTTACCAGAAGATGCTCGGGCTTATGCTATGAGTTCAGCATTGAATGGAACATTGATAGTACCTACTGGAACCACATCAATAGCTAAAGATGCAAAAGGTAGAACTATTACTAAGAATGATTATACTCGTGCTAGTGGTGAGCAAGTTATTGCAAGTATTGAATTGCTTAAACAACAAGCAAAAAGAATACCTACATCAGATACAGAAGCCCGGGATAAAAATTTAGCAGAACAGAAACGATTAGCTGATGCTATCATGACAGAAGCACAACGTTATGTTTATGCTACTGCTGCAAATGATACTAAAGGACTACGAGATTTTAATAATACTCAGAAATCTGGAATATCAGAAAAACTTAAACATGATGAAGCACAAGATAAGAATGCTATGTCGTCTATTGATATCATTTACTCTAAACCTACCAATCCAAATACCGGAAGTTTCTTTGTTGAAAATCCTACTGATGGAATGCAAGGTTTTGGTTCATTGAAATACTATACAAGTACTGTTACCGGTGATGAACGTAAGACACTTGAAAACTCTTTGTTCCCTGATTTAAATGTACAAGGTAAGACTGAGCAAATCACTAATCAACCAATCGCTATGTTTAATGGTGTTCCATTTAAACCGGATGTATTATTTGCAAATGATAAGAATGCCAAGATTACTGGTCTTACTTCGGACTTAATGAAAACAGCACGATTTGATAAGGTTCCAAGAGAGAAAGGTGGATATATGCTTTCACGTATTCAAGCGGATGAAAATGGTAAACCTATTGTTCAAAACTATGTGACAGCTACTACTCAATTGACTGGCGATACTAAGATACCTTTTGCAGTCGATGGTAAGACACCAGTTCTTACTCCGATATCAGAACTTGCCAAGAATCCAAAAAATCATATTACAAAGATTAGTGATGCACCTGGTTTTGGATTTGGTTTTGGAGAAGATATCTATCAAGTACCATTACAAGTTGAAGGACCATCTACGGCAGCTCAAGAAGGACGTAATGCTATCAATAAGTACAATACTAGCAAACAACAAGAAACATTAACTGAAAGTAATCTTATTGCTGGTGGAGAACAGAATGCTAATGCAGCTCAACAAAGAACAGCTAATGCACGTACAGCAAATCTTGAAAAAAGATTTACTAGGAATGGGTTTATAGATGATCAAGCTACAAATAAAGTATATGTTGGAACAACTCCAAAAGCAAGGTTAGTAGATATTCAAGCAAAGAATAATATTGATTTTAAAGCTGATCCACAAAGAGCTTATTTAAAAAGTATTGGTATTATCAATAATCTTGAAAGTACTGGTAAACTACAACCTGGAGAGAAAGCTGAATATCTTAATATGCTTGATAAACAAAAACAAGAAAATGCCAATCCAAATGACAATTACAATTTTGGAAGTAGACAATCAATTCAATAATCAATACTCAATATAAATTATGGATAACCAAGAACAAGCACAACCAGTAGTACCAACACTTGAAGAAAAATATCAAGCACAGACTAGTGATGCATTTGTAGACCAAGAAGGAAATTACCAAGGTAAGGTTGATGTAGTTGGTGATGCTTTGAAGAATAAGCAATCAACTGCAGATATCTTTACCTCTATGGCGCATTCTGAGCAGCCTGTTTTCAACGATATAAACTATTATGTAGATAAGTACTCAAAAGAAAAAAATCCTACTGATACGGAAGCTTTACCAGCAAGTCAAATAATCAAAACTTTTAATCAGGCAAAAGTAGAGAATGCAAAGAAAGTAAGTTTAAATAAAAGAGGTGTTGACTTATCAGCATTAAAGTTTTATCACGACACACAAAACTCAGCAGTTACTGGTAGAGCAGTTCATGATAAAGATTTGGGTAATGTAAAAGATATCAGACCTGATTGGGGGCCTTATCATGATCCATTTCGTAATGAAGATAATGAACGCGGTACCGGTGAAGAACGTGCTTCTGCTGCACCATACATTTTGAAGAATGGTAAACGTATTCCTAACCCTGGAAAGGATGGAATGGATAAGATGTTTGGTGATGGAAAGGCAGTAGTAACAACAACTATTGACCCTACCAATGGACGTGAAGTATTTGATGTATTACCATCAGATGCTTTTGTTGCAGGAGATAGACAGTACTCAACTAAGTGGGGTCCAAAAGAAACATTTGGTAGTTCTATTAAAGATTTCTTTGTAGGAGCTTACAGTGCAGCAACCGCCGGTACTATGAGTTCCTTTTCTTCTGTTGGTGCACTTTTCAATAATGCAATGAATCATGATGAAACTTATCTTTACAAACAAGGTAATGAAGCCATTCAGAAACATTATGATAAAGTACGTGCTGCTAACTTAGCACAAGGCAATGTAAAGGCTGTAGAAGAACTTGATAAAGCATTTGAATCTGGTGATTATGATGCTATGAATAAAGCATTCAATTACTCTTATGGCTCTCTTCCATCTAATGTAGGTAATTCATTACGTAGAGAAGCACAACCGATTAATTGGTCAAAAGGAGATAAAGCATTACAAGGTTTTTTCAATGATTGGAAACAAGCTGAATTTAAACAATCAGCATCTACAGAACAAGGAACCGGTGCTATTGATTGGATGGTACGTCAAGCTCCGACACTTGGTTATCTTCTTCCTCAGATAGCTGTAGGTATGGCTTCGGGTGGTGCTATGTCTGCATTAGAAGGTACTGCAGCATTTGCTGGTAAAGGTATTGCAACAAAAGCTTTGCAGTATGGTACTGAGTTTCTAGTAAATGCTATTGGTACTTCACAGTCTTATAGTTCATTTCAACGTGTAGCTGATGAAAATGGTGTTAGTCCGGAAACAACTGCTAAATTTGGATTCTTTGCTTTACCATTGACATACGTTACTGAACATTTTACAAATAAATGGATTGGTGAACAACTAGGACCAAACATTGCTGAAAAGGCTATGAGAGAAATCTATGCTCCAATGGCTCAAAAATTAGCTGCTAAAGAAGCTGCCGGTACACTTACTGACAAGACTATTAAAGAAGCTGTTTACGATAGTTTCTCTAAGATATACAATAGCAAATTCATTAAAGGTATTGTTGACAATGAAAGTTATCTTGCTAATGTAGCCAAAGCAAATGTTAGTGAAGTCTTTCAAGAAAATTTTGAGCAAGCATTATACAATACTGTTCAAATGCAAGTTGATAAAGCTGCTCCAGCATATTCCGAAGTTGGTAATGGACAGATAGGTACTACTGGTGTATTTGAAGGATTTTCAGATACTTCTTTAGGAACCATATTTGCTACTACTTTAATGACTGCTATTACTGGTGCTGTTCCTCACGTAATCAAAAAGATTAAAGGTATTCCCGACAGTAAAACAGAAACTCAACAAAAAGAATTACTGAAATGGAAAGTTCTGAAAGGCCAAGGTGATGAACTTATCAATATAGCTACTGATCATATTCAGAAACCTGATGGTGGTATGTGGGGAGTGAAAGATATCCTTATCAAAGATGCTACTGTAGGAGAACAATTTGATCCAAGTTTATTCTCAGTACCTAAGAGTCCATCTCTACAAAAATTGGGATATCAAGAGGGACAATTAATCGACAACTTCGCTGAAATGAGGTATGTCGAATTTGTGCAATTAGTGGACTCGTATAAAGAGTTGAATGAAAGTATGGGGTTGAATGATGTTGATAGAAACATTCTTTCTCAGGCTGGATTTGATGGTCAGATATCATTAAACAAATCTGGTCAAGCTTTCATGGATATGCGCGATAGTAAAGCTGCTATTGAATCATTTCAACCAAAAGAAGCAGGTGCTACTGCTACTGATGAACAGATTGCTCAACTTCAAAAAGAAAATGAAGAAGCTAAGCAACCATTAGTTGATAAGTATAATAAAGCTTTATCTGAATACGAGTATTATACTAAACGTGAAGAGGGAACTCAAAACTCTAAAGCGGCCAATGACTTGATGAAACGTAACGTTACCGTTATGAAACAAGTTGAAATGGAAATGCAAGCTCTTACTAACTCAAAAGAGTTTACTCGGGAGATGAAAAACGATCCTAACTTCCAACGTCAATATGCTGCATCATGGGAGAATGTAATTAAGAAGAACTTTACGTATGAAAACATTGAGAACTTACGTCAACGTGTAGATGAAGCTGCACAAGCTCAACAGACACATGCTAATGCCATTATTAATGATATAGATAACCAAACTACTCATGCAACATTATCGAGTGATTTAAATGCCTTACAACAACGAATAGGTGATACTCTTTCAAAACCGTATAATGAAGCTGAGCATAAATCATTGATTACTGATGTTGCCGGATTGTCTAATCGTTTAGCTAAAGAATTATCTGTATTCAATGACCAAACAAGTGGAAATGTATTTGGTACTACAATGGATAATAGTAAACTTGATGAACTTAAAAATAAGTTTTCATCAATGTATGATGCTGCAAAAGGACTTACTTCTAATATCGCTCAGCAAGCAGAAGGTAAGATTCTTACTCCGGCCAATGAAAAAATTGATATGTATGGTAAACGTGTTGCTGAATTGGAACCATTCATTACTACTAAACAATCTGAATATGATGCTCAATTAGAAACTATCAATTCTTTACCGGCGGAAACCAGCGATGAACAACGTCAACAAGAAACTGATAAGCTAAATGCTATTCAACAAGAATTGAAACATTATCAAGATGAAAGTCAAACTGCTGCAGAAGAAGTAGGAAAAGCCGAACGTACAATTGAAAGTTTTGATGATGAACAATTCTCTCATGATAATCAGTTGAATGCTGCTGCACGCGCGCTGGGACTTGAAAACGTAAATAATCAATACTCTTCATTTAATGGGAAAGGTAAACTTCCATTTATGCGTATTGATGGACAGACATTAGAACATGCTAATGAAACTCCGGAACAATTTCAAAAACGTATTAAACTAATGCGTGAACAGAATACTCCAAATGGTAAAACATTTTTGAGTAATTACTTCACAGAATTACAAGATACGATGAAAGAAGCTGAGGTATGGATTAATTCAGTTCTTACTGACCAGGGAGAAACTTATAAGAAAGAATATCCTGATGGTAAATTTTATGGTACTAATGGTTCTGAAATCATTCGTCAAGAGATTGATAGAGTAAAAAAGAATGAACATTTCCTTTATACTTTCAAGACTTCTGAACGTATTGCTAATGAAAAGAAAGTAAGTGATCATCAGTCACAACCGGAACGTGAATTTGTTTCTGAATTGGCAAGTAAAAATGCTAATGGTAACAATACCTATGAGATTCAATTACGTGATGCTATACGTATGGCTGATGAACTTGCAAGTAAGATTGATGGTGCTGACTTGGCCAATCAAATGTTACGTTTGCATAGTCGTGTTATCATTCATGAGAATACATTCAAGAGTGTTCAATTATTTACTACTCTTGGATTACGTCGTTCTGATGGCACGCAAATAATCAGTCAGAACTTAATTGAAGAATTAAATGCTATTGGAGAACTTGATCCATCTATTCTTGATGCAAAAGGACAACTTACCGAAGCACAACTTACTCAGTTATCTAAAAGAGAGAATATCGTAAACAATATCCTTTCTGAAATGAATGTCGAATATAATAAAGAAAATTCTGAATTATTTTCTAAGGACAATCAAGATTTGTTGTTTGAGATATTCCGTGAGTTTTATGTTGCCAATGATTCTATTGGAGAAGATGGAAAAGTACTTAATTCAGAAGGTACTCTTTTACATGCTGATGATTCATCTTCACATATTGGAGAGAATGGTTCATTGACAAATTCTACTCGTGAACTACATGCCCGTAATCCATTATTTACTATGGAGAATGTTGGTGGTGTTTCCAAACGTAAATACAATTTTTCCAGTTCTAATGCAAATGATATTACCCGACTGCGCGAACACTTGAACACGCTTATCTGGATAGGTAGTAAATACAGTATGAACGATATGTTCAAGATACGAAAAATGATATTTACTAATGAGTCAAATACACCATTAGAAACGGGAGAACAAGAAGCTGCAATCAATTCAATAGTTGGACTTTTAAGCAATAAAACGCTTACAAGTCCTTTGTCGTTATTTGCAAATTACTTTTTACCTATGCATTCAGTAGCTACTGAAAAGGGTGGCCATCACTTCATAGAAAACTATCTAAGCAATGCATTGACTATTGGTGGTGACTATGGTACTGGCAAGACACAGTTCACTGTAGGAAGAGCATTTAGAATACTTCGCGGGCTTGATGGATATAGTACTGATAAAAAATCATCAGTAGGTAAACTGACAGTAGTAAGTATTACGGAAGAGCTTTCTAAAGTACATAAACAATCTTTTGGTGCTGAGAATCCAACAGTGATATCATATACTGATTTTATCAAAGGATTAAAGAGTTTAAGTACTGCAGAAGGGAATACTTATGTTATTGATGAAGCTTCTCTTGTTTCTGAAAATGAAATGAAAGCTATCAAAGAACATTTTGTAAATACAAAAGCCAAATTGATATTCATGGGTGATGTATTTCAAATGCGTGATGCCGGTTCTGTAGGTCATTATCCTTTGATGATGTTGCAGACTATGACTACTCATATGCTTACTGAGCAATTCAGTGCTACTTCACCATTACTTCGTCAACTTGCAGAAGCTTGTCGCCCGGCGATTGGTGCCATTGGTAGAATAGTAAAGTTTGATAAGGTAACAGAAGATATTAGTGGTAAGACTAAGCTTGGAGCTCGTTTCTTTGCTAGTCATATGGATGTATGGAACTCATTTATGGATGGTCTTACTACCAATCCGGATAGAGCAGCTATATTCTTGGATCAGGATGCACTTGATGCATTTACTAAAGACAACGATACGCTTAAAAAACAAGTAGAAGCAAATAAGGATAAAATCTATTTTGCTTTACGTCGTGGTGTCAATGACAACAAACTATTGCAAGGATTACGTCAGAAAGAAATCTATGTAGTATTCAGACAGTCTGATAGTAGTCAGATAGCAAAACCTATTACTACAAGTTTAATGGCATCAGCACTTTATACTGCTATTGGTCGTTCTAGTTCTTGGTATGGTATGGTAGGAGATACTTCTTTGAATGTTGACCGTTCTCTTGCTGCATCTACTGGTTTACCGGAAGAAGCAATGAATGCTATTCAGCTGCAACAAAAGGAGAAATTCATAGCTATTGAAACATTGCGTTTACAAGGTCTGAATACTGATATGAATAGTATGAGCATGGAAGCTCAGAAAGTGCCAACAGCACCCATTTCTAAGCCTACAGTGACCACTCCGAATCCTAGTAATGGAAATCAAAATCAGACTTCGGGTAAAGAAGTAGGATTAAAGATTAATTATTTTGATGCTAATGGTGATTTAGTAGATACTGCAATAGTAGATGCTAATTGGGAAATAAAGAAAGTTGGTAATCGTAATGTTCTTTCTATCAGTTGGAATGGTCAAACAAAATTCAATAATACTATTGATCCAAATATTTCTATTAAAGATAATCTTATCAAACATATTACTGGTTTTGAAAGTACACTTCGTACTACTGCAGAAACAAATGAACCAGTTACTTTGGTAGAAGAAAATTCTGTTGAAGATTATCAACATAAAGGAATAGCATTAAAGGTTGGAGAATCATATTTTGATAATAATGAGAAAGATATGTTCCAATTGCTTTCTATCAAAGAATCTGTATTCTCTGATGGTTCTACTCAATATGAGATAACCGGCATATATCCTGACGATAATCAAACAGTATCAACAGTATTATCAGATAACGAGGATTTCTCGGTACCTACTTCAATCATTGAAGAAGTAAAACCAATTGTTCCAAATGAAGTAAGTCAGTTATCACGTGAACGCTTCTTGAACAACTCTACAGCTATATTCGATAAGAACAAAGGTAAGTCACATATCTTTTGGGCGACCAGTGCTACTTTAGTTGGCGCTAGTGATAGTTTAAGTCAAAAGAATGGTAAGTTACGTCGTGCAATAAATGATGCCTTTATATCGAACCTATCACAGTATAAACACTTGTTTCAATTAAAAGCGGAGAAACAAAATACTACCGGATGGGATAAGGATAACAAGACTGCAAAATACGATATGATTGTTCTTTCATTTGATCCAACTAACAAAGGATTTGTAGGAGAGCAGTTGCAAGCAATCAAAGATATTTTTATGGGAACCATTGCTGAAGATTATGTAAATGCCATTATCAAAAAGCATTCAACAAATCCTAGTGGTACATCTATAAAAGCAATGGATATACCTGTGTATTCTATCATCAATGATATATTTACTATGCCGGGATTAAACAATGGAAAGTTCTCTAGTGCTATTGGTTCTATGACATTACCATCAGTTATCAGTATTGATGGTAGTGGCAAGATTTCTTATACTTCATTTGATGTAAAGGAAACAGAACTTGAAAAACAAAAAAATGAAAAACAACGGTTAGTAGATTCATGGAATGCTGTTATCAATAATCCTATTTTTGCACCGGTTCAATCAGAATTGATTAAACAACGTGATATGAACATGTCTATCTATGATACTCATGCAAGTATTACTAATAAGGTAAATGTTGATTTTCATGATATGGGTATTCGTAAAATAGAATATTCAAACAATGAAAGTGATTTGACAACAGTAACTGATTTGTTGAAAGACTTCCCTGGCGCACAAACTGATATTACTCCATTGTACATTGATGGGCGACTACGATTAAATGTTCAATTAAATAGCAATGAAAGTATTCGCTTAGTAGTACAAATGCCTAAGTTCAGTCAGTCTATTACTAGCAAGAATGAAACCATTAAACAGCGCGCAAATGCTTCTATGGATTCTGTTATTGAACGTATCAAAGCAGAAGAGGATTTTATCTCTCAAGAAATATTATCTGAAACAATTCTTTCTGATGAAGAAAAATGGAAAGCTAAACAAACAGCATTCTCAAAAACTACTATTTATAAATTACTTCGTGCAAACCTTTCTAATCTAAAGAACTCTACTCAGGCAACTGATAAAGCAATCTTTTCATTTATTAAAATCCAGCAAAAAAGTAAAACGTTCTTAGATATTAATCTTGATTCATTCAAGACTGATAAAGATCGTAATAGTGGTTTTGATTCACAGTATAAAGCATTAAGTGATTTCCTTTCGAAAAAGGATAATCTTGCTATGTCCGGACTATATGATTTTTTGACATTAAACAATGAAACTTATACTACTCATGTCAATGGTAAAGAAACTATTGATATGCTTAATGTACAAGCTTCGGGCATAAACAATAAATCATTCTATGTAGGTCTTGATAAGGTAGCACCAATAACTCCACCAACACCACCGGCTAATAAACCTGGAAAGAAAAAGCTTCCAAATATCGGACTTGAAGAAACGCAATTCTCTTCTCCTGATATGGAACCGGTACAACAATCTATTGAGCGTGTTGCTTTAGGTTTAGGACAGTCTTATACTGAATCTGAACTATTCCTTACACAAGAGGGAAAGATACGTTTGAATGGTATTTCTGCAAGCGGTATGGTACAAAACAATACTATCATGACATTAGCTGCAGAGAATGGTATGATGCCACGTTCTACAGCTGATCATGAAATACTACATGTTGTCTATCGTAACTTCATAAATGCTGATGCTAAAGCAATGCTATTACAAGCGGCCCAAGTAATCAACAAGTATGAACAAGGAACACCTATCAATGGTGATAAAGAACTTGAAGAATGGATTGCTAGAGATTATGCAAAACAAAAGCGCGTGACTACCAAAGACAAGAATGTAAATATTGCTTTGCGTTTATACAATCAATTCAAGAGTTTCTTGAAAGATATTGTTATGGGACTTCGTGGTGTATATGGTTCAAACAAACAGTTGAAGAACCTATACAATCAAATCAATAATGGTGAATTTGCCAATCGTGTATCAGAAATGAATACTGACAAGTCTGATATTGCTTTTGAATCGTATGAAGATAGTACTACTTCTGAGGAAACAGTAATGTCTACAAATGAAAGTTCAAATAAGCGATTACTTATTGCCAGTCAGATGGAAGAAGCATTAAAGAAAGAACTTTACAATACTGAATCATTAGTACTTGCTAAGTCCGGACTAAAAATGTCTATCATTCAAAATTCTGTTTTCTCAAATACAAAAAACAGCAATATTAATTCATTGTCTGAAAGTATAAACTCTATTGTTGAAGAAGCAAAAGAGTATCAAGAACTATACGGTGAAACGATGGCTACTGTCATAACTCAGAACGAACAAGGAGAACTTGAAGAAAACCAAATGTCAGTAAAAGATATTGTTGAAAGCGGACAACCATTGAATATTAAACTTTCTGATATCAATGGCCGGAACAGTATTGATGCATACAAAATCTATTCTGACAAAAATGTTCGAATGATTGTGCAGACTATGCTCCCATCGTACGATATGATGAATGACTCATTTGAAAAAGAAGTAGGCGCTGGTGAACGCTTTGATTGGGATGGTTATTCTTCTGAACAGAATGTTTCCGATATTCAAAAACTATATCTTAGTTCTATACCACTTATTAATACAAATGGTAGTGCTGTTTTAGATGCTCGGGTAAAAGTAAAGTTCCTGGATCAAAAACAAGTTCATTCATTGATGATAGACCTCGGTATGCGAGTAAGTCAAATGGAAGGTGTTACTGACAAGGTAGCAGCTTTAAAATCTATCATGGAAGGATTTATTGAAAATTCTGAGATTGATGAATCAAACAGATATTTAAATCCGGCAGCAGAAGCAATTCATAGCATGTACAACTACATGTTTGAAGCTAAAGGTAAAGGTTCCGATTTCTCACTTGACTATTCTAATCACTATATTTCAGAAGAAAACTATGATGGTCGTTATAAAGGACTTCTTGAACGTGCTTATCAAAATGAACAAGAATGGAAACAAGAAGTAGGTGCACAGAACTCTGGTGCTACATGGTCATGGGATATTCGACAAGAAGATCAGAAACGTAAGATAGAACAAGCTAAAGACCTTTTAAATTCATTGGTAAGCGTATATACTTCTTTCAATGTAAAGGACCAGGTTAAGTTTACTTATTATGACGATACAATGAAGTCTACTCATTACTATAAAGACTTTTGGAGAGGTACTGCCGAAGAGATTAAACGTATTCAAGGATATAAGATTTTGAATGGTGAGTTGAATACAAATTCAATATCATTCTTCAAAGAAAATATGTCTATTGATTATACTGATATCAAGGTTAGTCGTTACAACAATGCTACCAATAAAACTAATTTCTTGAAATACGAAAATGGTAGATTCAAATTTGCCAATAAAGAGGGTGTTATTGCTACATCTAAAAAGTTTGGTAATACTACTATGTCACCTTTCTCTACTGATATGCTTAATACCAAAGGAGAATACGCGCATATTGTAGATATCTTCAATCGTATAAAAGGACAGTTTGCATTAAAAGGCATTAGCCCGGCTATGTTTAAAAGCATGATGGTAGCTAATAGTTGGTCAGAAGTAACCGATAATATGAAAACCATTAATAAGATTGGCTATGTAAGCAATTTCAATTCCGAAATACAAGCTAACTATGCTACACCATCTGATTTTATGGCTGATTACATGGGTGCTGTGATTACTTTGTACAATCAGTATTCTAAGAATTATGTAGAAGAAACATTCAAAGCCAATGAAGATATTAATCAACCGGCTAAGAAAGTTATCATCCAACGTAACCTATTAAATCATATTCGTTACAATACAAAAGAAAGCTTGTCACCATTGACACGCATTCAAAGTATTGTCGGAAGTGATATAGTTCTTGGGTTCCTAAATAGAACTACACCAAAGAACCTTATTACTTTTGAAGTACAACCTGACATTGTAGAGAATGAAGAAATAGCAAATGATGTATCTTCTATAAGATATGTTACTCCGGAAGATATGTTCGTATCGTCAAATATGATTGCATCTATGCAGCAGAAGCTCGGTGGTCAAACAAATGACACCCATCGTTACACAGCTAAGGGTACAGCCACTTATTCAGTTGCTTTAAAGACTACACTCAATGAAGAGTTTGATGCCTTTAAACAAGACCCTACAGATACAACTAAGGTTACTGGCTTCATTGAAAGTATCGGAGAGAACCGTTCACTTGGATTTACTTCTATTGGAAAAACAAAAATTGATACATCTGACTTCATTGACACAAGTATCAACATGTTTATGCAAGAAATGGTAAAATCAAAAGCTAGGCCGGTTATCTATGTTCCTACTACAACAGTATCAGATACCGGTAAGATAATCTTTGCTAAAGTAGAGTCAACACTTATCAGTACTGATAATGGTTTCAATATTGATTATTCTGTTGCCGGAACAGAAGTATTACGTGAATATGATAAGATTAAAAAACGTATCAATACATCGCGTTTGAACTTGAACAACGCACTTATGGAGATAAACAAATCATTATCTACCAAAACGAAGTTCTTGAATGCACCGGCAGAGAATAATGAAGCTCATTTTACCAAAGGATTACGTAAACAGATGATTGATGTTTCCAAAGAAGCACAAGCAAATGGCACGTTTGACCAATTGCGTAATATGTTTGATGCGACTTCTCTTACCAAAGATTTAAGTGGTAAAGGAAACTATGAACTTTCTTATGAAAAAGTTGATGGTGTTGAAGTCATTGTGCCAGGTAATGCAGTAACCGGAAAGATTGATCATTTTGCTATGATTAATAAAACCAATGCAATTGAAAAAATCAGAAATCTTACCAACGATGTCAAAAGCGGGAAAGTGGAAAGCTTACCTAAATTGGAAAGAGCTATCATGCGTTTATTCGAGAACGACTTTGCTAAGTTTACTGATATGATTGCTAACTATGGTTTCAAGCCGGTTCAATCAATGAATAATCTTACCAAGAATACCATTGGTGATAAGAACCCAACAAACACTACTGATAAGAATCCGTATTATCAACAACTTGAAAAGTCAGAGATACGTTTCAATCAGCCTATGTTCGGTTTCTATATGGCTACTCTATTTGCCAATAATCATATTGATGATTTTTCATTGAACCCATTCTCTTTCAAGAACTATCTTGATAAGGTAAAACGTAACGGCCCTATTCATACACCGGCACAAAGCGTACTTACCCAAGGAACGAAAGAAGTTATACAGAATAATGTCAAGTACCAACTACATACTCCAACATTGACTGCAGAAAGTCCTATTGTATTCTATCGTGACAATATGATCAATGGTGGTAATACATGGCAGATGATTAATGGTGAAAAAGTCTTTAGTACTGATGGAAATGAAATAGAACCTGAGAATGGTCAGATAACTATTAATCCATTCCATTACTTGCAGACATTAAACTCTATTGGTGGTACTAAGACTGTCATTGGTAATGCTTCCATGTATAAAGGTCTTACCAATTTCCGTAGAGCTGATGGTACTTATTCACAGATTAAGCGTGGAGATAAGGTTATCACTGGTTTTGATATGCAACATACCTACTATCGGAACATGTTTATGCGTATGCTTACTGAAACAGATCGTCAGTTAGTTGCTCGGGTTGGAGAAGAATCATTTGTTGAGAACAAACTATCCTTTACTGATAAGTTCAAAGAATTGTATGATGATGTCAATAATAGAAAAGACTTTGATGAAATTATTGTAGATATGATGGGTTGGATAGATAACCAACAATACTATCAAGATAGAATTACTATCAATCCTGATGGTATAGAACGTGCCGGACACATGTACAATAGCATTGTGGCTTTCATGGCGCCAATATCTACACAGAAAGGTTCAATTACCTCAGTGAATACTTACGATGCCTTAAATGACTTTGATTACAGTCAACCATTAAACATGGATGTAGTGGATAATACCAAAACTAAAATAGTCATGAATCCATCACAAGATACTGATATCAATGCAAAACTACAGGCGGCGCCATCACAACAAGATGCTACCGGTTTAGGTGTTAGTAATAATTCTGAGATATCAAGTCTTTACAGTGCTTATATGGAGAACAAACAAGGACTTCAAACAGCATTGCGTAAAGAACTTGAAGAATCAATATCTAAGTATGGTAATGTAGAAGCTGCAAAACAGTTCAAAAATATTGATTGGTTCAAATATGATGTTGCTACACTTACCGAACAACAAAAATCAGAAATCGATCCAGCGATAAAACAATTGATGGACTTTATGCGCGACCGAGTAGTAAACAGCTTACGTACTTCCGGACAAGATATGGCATTCATTGAATTATTCAGTGATATGGATGTTTCTATGCAGTTGCCTATGATGCGTTCTAAAGTATTGCAGTCATACCGTAACATGGCCAATCAATCTATTCAGGCAAGAACAAAAGGTATTCGTCTTACACAGACTGTTGGTGAGTACTTAGAGGAATTTGTACGCGATGGTAAGATATATTCTCGTAATGATGCTATCAATGAATTAAGACCTGGTACCAATTATCGTGACTATTCATTTGATGAATATCATAGTGATGCTATGAATCAAGAACTCGCTGCTGCAGGATTTACTATGCAACGATTACAAGATATGAATATCGTTGATGGTAAAACTACTGTTGGTCATATCTCCATGCCAAACATATATGCTAAGGTGTATGGTCATAGAAGTTCTGAATCACTTATTGATATTCAACATATCAATTTGGGTACTGAAAGAATTGCATTAGACAGTTCTAATTTGTATAATAAATTAATGGCCGGTCTATCTGATGATGCTGATATGTCATTAAACCAATGGAGTGCATTTGTAGACTCACCAATGATACGTAAAGCTATCAAAAACTTGAAGATAGAAACGTATGTTGATGAACTTCTAAATCCTTCTGTTGATAATGATGGAAAGCGTTTTATCAGTAAACGTATTGCTAACTTGATTGATAGTAACAGAGAAATGACTACTGATGAATTACAATCAGAAGTAAATGCTACTAATGAATCAATCTTAGAAGCTATCAATTCAATGGAACTGCAATCTACTGACCTGGCTAATCCGGACAAAGTAATTGCTGCACTAATGGGTAGTGGCGAAATACTTGAACAAGTTCTTACCGAAGCACAACAGTTGTTGAAAGATTTTGAAGAATCAAATACTTCATTCTTATCACGTGTTCCGGCTACGTTTTTAGGATCGGGTGGTGTATTCAAAACAGCAATGTTCCATAATGGTGGTAACGTGGTTTATATCCCAACGGGTATGACTTTGCGTAATGACTCCGATTATGATATTGATGCATTGACAATGTATTCTAATTCTCTTGATTCTAAAGGACACATTGTTCAAAAAGGTGCAGATGGTCATAGAAACAAAATGAATGCATTACGTAACGCTATTACGCTTCATAGTGGCAATCAAGAGTCATTATTCCTTACCTCTTCATTGGATAAGATTAATGAAGTGATGAAACAAAAAGAGAAATTGGTAGACAACCTACAGAATAACTCTATTCGTTCTATCTATGAATCATATTCAAGAAATAAAGCCGGTGCTGATGCTATTGGTATTCTTGCCAATTCATTGACAGTATCGTCTATCATTATTTCAAGCTCAGTAAATAAGTTTGTAGAAACTGGTACCCATTCTGGAATACAAAATTTTATCAATGAGAATGCACCTAAAGGTAGAATCAAGACCGGTCTGAATGGATTTGTTATTGAGTTAGGAACATGGGGTCAAGGTGCATTAGATAATGCTAAGAACAATACATTCGCGAACTACGCAATTAGTCCGGTTGGTATCAACATTCTTGCAGTGCTAAAATTGAATGGTATGAACAATAGTGAAGTGTATGATTTCTTCAATAATAAAAACATACGTAATCTCTTCCATGCTTATTCTGGAAAGACTTCTATCATGACTAAGAGTGCTGACTTCAACCTTTGGAAGATGGCCTCAACAGAAGTAGAAAAGATAGCTTCTCGTATTGAGCATTTCAATAATAGTAATGTATCTGAGTGGTTAGAATCAAAAGGTCTATCATGGAAAAGCAATGTTCACGATACTGAAAAGTATTCAATGGAACTGGAAACAACCGACGCGTTATTGCAACAGTCAGTTGATGATATTCTAATGAAAGAACTAAGTTCTTATTACAAAAACAACAAAGAAGCCTTTAAAAACAGTCCTTATGACTTTACTGGATCGGAAAAAGAACAATCACTTGAGCAGTGGAAAAAAGACAATGGGTTTGATGATGAAAATCTATTTAGTTACAAGAACAATAAAGTTGTTTTTGACAAAACTGATGCTTCAACTTTTGATATTAAAGAGTTGGATAATCTTTCTCCGGAAGCTGCTTCTGAACTTAAACTAATGGTACGTTCTCGTGCAAACATAAACATTGCCCGGACTGACATACAAGGTTTACGATATATGAAAATGGTTCCTAAGCTCAGCGTTACTGCAGATGCTTTGTATCGTCTTTCTACTATCATGGGAATGCGTAATGGTATTCCTTCATTGGATAAGGATTTCAGAACAATGATTAATACCGTACAACAAACAATTGGTATGTCATTGCAAGAATACAATTCTAATCCAGCAAGTGATATGAATGTCGCTAAGCACATGGCTTACTATACTATGAATAATGATGCTTACAATAAAGAGCAAGACGAAAAGAAAAAAGCTTTTATGTTCTCTCAAGAGCAATTGGTAGCGAATGAAATCAATATGGGTAAACTTATCAAGAACTTACCTCAGATTGATTATATCTTGCAAGAACTGTATCGTCAGGAACTTATCACTAAGCAGTCATTTATGGCCGATAATGATGCTATTGAAAAAGATATTGTAAAATCATTCTTGAAAAAACAGAATAGAACAACATTGAACTTCGGTGGTGAAGTCGCTGCAGTAAGTACCGCGATAAACGATATCATGCTTGACAAGTACTATGCTACTATTGGAGAAAGTGCTATTATGAAAGGTCAGTATATCTATCAAGCCGTTGGTAATACTTATGAAAACCCATCACAAAACTTAGATTTATCAAGTCTTTTTGATAGACAATCATTTGTAAAGAACTTCCCACAATTCATGATGGATATTGTTGAGCATTCTGATAACATTGATTATTTGAATAAGACAGTACAAAGTGAGTTGCCGGCAGAAGAGTGGATAAGATTTGCATCGAATCCTCTTATCAAGTTATTTACTATTGGTGGTAAGTTTGATGTGAAGTTATTACTTGATGTCAATACTAAAGAAATGACAGAACAGCGCGTCGCTCAGTTGAAAGACTACTTTAATTCTCTTCCAAAAGAATACAAAGAAATGCTTATCAACTATGAGATTATTGCCAATAGAATGTCATATCGTCAAGGTAGTTTACTTCAAGTAATAGGTGTTGATTTCTACAAAGGACCAATAAGCAAAGTGTATAACGATACATACGCTGAATTGCGCTCTTCTCTAGGTCTTGATAGTCTTGTACCAAACAAGTACAGAAAGTCCGTTACATTCAATTCAGACATTCGTGAACGTATCTATGACTATCTTGGATTACAACCTGAGTTTGCACAGTATCTAAGTCCAAAATCAGTAGTTAATGAAAATAGTCCTAAGTATGCTTATCAGTTTGAAACAAAAACTATAGATGGTGAGAAAGTAAACACCGGGCATAGAATAAATTTGAAGCTGAATGAGAACAATGCTTATGAAGTATTTAGAAACATTACTTCTTTAGGTATGTCTACTATGGCCGGCGAGAATATGACTTCTGAATTACGTTCATTTCAGACTACACCGGAAGAAGAATACAATCTTAGTCTTGCTAATCGGGATAACAATGATTTGATATTGCATCAAGGTTCTCGTGCATGGGTATCGGAAGGACAATTTCTATATACAAGAAGTGGAAAATTAGTACGTGTTATTAAAGTAAAAGGAACTAATTTTGAATATCGTCTTGCTAACGATTCAGATATAACTTATCGTATGGAACAAAAGGAAATAGATACTCAAAGAAGAAACAATAGGATTCAACTAAAAGAAGGAACTTTACAACATTCTATCTTTGATCCAAACGCTATTTCTCTTACTGAGAATGATGTTACAAAACCAATGGAATACAAAGTAAAAGGAAATATGTTCTTAAGTCAATTAAACATAAATACTCTTACCAATGATGGTGTTGAAACACGTATATCAATCTTTGATAACAAGAATAAGTTCAATTCTATCAATGAAGTTCTTGATGCTTATAAATACAAAGTATTAAGTACTATCGGAGAAAAGACAAAGAACTTTCCTTGGGACTTAAAGAACTATCAAAGTAAGGAACACAGAAGAAACAAAATCAATAAATACATTCGTAATTTAGTTGATGATGTTCAAGTTGTGGAAACTGAGAAGAATGCCAATGAGATTAAGCAAATAAAGATTGCTATGGCACAACTCAATTTCAAACAATCATTGATAGTAAAAGCATTGGTACAAGCACGTGCATTGGCTTATATCAGTAGTCAGGGAAAGAACATGGTAGAACAACTTACTAATAAGATTTCATCAACTGATTTCTTAGCTAATCAGAAAACTACTTTCAATAAAGAAGTCGAAGATATGTCAGTAGGGATTACTACTTATGGAAAAGTTTCTCGTAGTGCTATTGTTGAAATGATTAATCCGGCAGTACGTTCTGAAATGAAAGGAACAGAAAGTAAACGTTCTGAAATGTTGAATACATTGGAAGGATCACTTGAACTATTCGATACTGAGATAGCAAAGAAAGATAGTAAGAAAGAAGTTGCAAATGGTGAACCCGCTATTGGTATTTCGGCACAAGATAATGAGTCAGATAATAATGATGAAAAAAATAAATGTAAATAATCAATTCTATGAGTAAATGTCCTAACAAAAATGATAAGGAATACAAAGCCTTATCAGCAGTCGTCGGAGATGGTAAAGCACATACTATCTATGCAAAGAACAATGGTAATCCTGTCAGCTTAACGGCTGATGGGAATCCATCTTTAATATACCAGCAGTTAGTGGAACGCTATGGTATAGATAAAGCAGTAAAGTATCGCGCAAATATGTTTACTGAAAAGTTTGCTGTTCTAAGTGGTGTTACTTCAACCGAACATACAAAGCTCTCACTTGACGAAAATGACAACATTATAACTAAGTCGGGTAAATCTATTCAGATAGGGGAGAAAGTGGCAGAAACGGAAGGTATTAAAGACTATAAGCTGCGTAAAGAGTTTATTGCAACAGCAGAAAAGACTAATTCATTCATTCATGCATTAGAGAAAGCGGTCCCGGGATTTAAAATACAAGTTGAAAGTTTTGAAACAACACGTAATACTGAACATGCTACTGATCGCGCGTGGGTAGATGCTACCGGAATACACTTGAATACTCAATCAATGAATGTTGATACTCCTATTCATGAGCTTACACACGTATGGATTCATGCTCTTGAAATGACTGATGGATTTAAGTATAATCAGTTCATGAGTAAAGTACGTGATTCAATTGCTGACAATAAAGAAATCATGGATTCGATACGTAAAAAGTATTGGAAGCTTGACGAAGTTCACCAACTATATGAATATGCTGCTGCAGTAAGTGGTATGACTTCACAGAAAGAAGTAAACAAGTTCCTTGCTCGTAACAATCGTTATGTATCTTCTACTCGATCAAAAGATATATTCAGAAAAGTATATGATATTGTTAGCAGTCTTTTCTCTTCAATAGGTAATCTAGTATCTAGTAAGATAACTGCTAACTCAGCACTCGACAATGTAAACTTTGAAAAAGGTACATTGAATGATATTTTTAATGCATTGACAGAAGATATTCTTAATGGTAGAAAGATTATTGACTTTGGTCCGGTAGAGGTAGAACAGTTATTGAAGAACTATTACAGTGATGGTTTTTATGAAGCTGATATGGGATTCAAACCTATTGAGAATGTCGCTGAGGTAGTACCATTTCTTATCAATAATGAAGAGTACGGACAACTCAACTTTGAAAATCCGGAAGCAAAAGAAAAAATGGTAGAAAACATATTCGCGAATCTTTGGCAAAGAGATAAAGATCGTATCTATGTTGACTATGGTAAGATGTATAGCTTTCCTAATAGTATGCCGGACAATGAAGTTATGGCTAGTATAAAGAATGAAATGCTAGTACGTCGTCAGCAAATGATGAACTCATTCAATAACAATATTGTCGAAATACTTAATAAGCATATATCAGATACTTCTGTTCCTCTTGAAACACTTATTCAAGATACTTTTTCTGAATATGGTTTCTCTGATACTGTAGTTGAAAACATTGTTCGGTCTATCAAATTGCTTGGTATAAACGAACCTATGACTACTGTTATGAACTATCGGGATATGACAAACGTACAAGCGCTGGCACCATTATACAATGATGCTATTGTTGGTTTTAATCCTATCGTAATAGTACATACCATGTCAGACAGTAAAGTTGATGTATCACTTATTGATTTGACTGGATCCGTTCTTGGTTTTCAAGACAATCTTATGGACTCACATAAGAAATCACTTGCTGCTAATCTTGGCCATGAAAAATCAGAAAAAGGTCGTAAGTTCAATATGAGCAATAGCCAGGGAGATATACGACAAGTATTACTTGGGGTAACTATTGCCGGCATGAATAAACTTGCTCAGGAGAATAACAAGAAACTTACCTTACGTCGCTATGGTGTTATTGGTTTCAATGGTACTTCTATTCAACCGCGAATGCTTTCTACTCTTCATCAAGCTATGGCCAATGGTAGAGATTTGTTTACTCTTCCATCAATACAAGCTGTCATGGATGAAAAATCATTATCGTATAAATGGTTTCAAGAACTTCTAAGCGATGATAAGGCATGGAATGAAGATAGTATATACCAGAGTTGGAGAGATAAGCTAGAAACGTATTATGCTGCTTACTATCAATCATTGAATATGGATGAAGTACAACGTGATGCTATGACTGAAAACTTCAACAGTTATGAACATTTCAAATTACTCAGTGACCGCGCCCGGGCAATAGAAATAAAAGATAAGAATTGGATAAACAATCCAGAACACAAATTGATTACTCAGTATCTTGTATGGTTCAAACAAGGTGTAGGTATCAATAACGGACAAGTAAAAGATATCAATAAGACTTGGTTGAAGTTTACCAATATCCACAATATCAAATCTGATATCCTTCAATACTATTCAGTAGAAGCCGAAGCAACAAAATCTATTATTGTCAATCAGCTGAATGACTACAAAGCGAAGTTTAATGATGCACTGACTAAATCACTTGAATCACGTGGTATGTCATTAAACATTCTTGGCAATCAACCCGAGAAAGTATTTGGTCACTTATTTAAAAAAGGAGAGTTATTGCTTACTGAGGATAGTGATAAGAATAAGAAAGGTGATATTGTTCCTATTATTCTAAACAATCAATTGTATGGGTCTTACAATGTCGATGAAGCTAAAAAAGCAGGACTTACTACTGAGGATATTGCTCTGGCCGACCTTATACTTGAAACAGTAAAAGAACGCTATCTTGCCAATGCAATGCATGATAACTCGCGCCGGTCAACACCAAAGAAAGAAGAAGAGTTGCGTAATGAGTTATTGAGTAAAATGGTTCCTGGTCATATTCCTGTTTTGGAAAAGACTAAACAAGAGTTATTCCGTGATAAGAAGTATAAAGAGATGGTTCGTAAAGGATGGGATCAAATAGCTATTTCTGAGTTTATGGCCGGAATAGAAGATGTGACTATTGACAATGATTTGATTTCAGATGATTATCAACATATGAACTCACGGTTTCGATCTCAGCAGTCTATACAGCAACAGATGATACGAATGGGACTTATGCCAACAGATAGTACTACACCTAACAGATACAAAGGTGATTTAAAATTCTATGGTAAAAAGACTATGAACTTAGAATATGTATTTAGCATGTTTGTGGATGATAGCATTCGTACTATTGAGATTGAGAATAGGATGATCCCGGCTATGAATAAAGCTATTCAATGGAATCAAATATTGAAAGAAGAGTATAATATCCAAACAAAATATACCAATGAATTTTTAAAAGAATATTCTGATAGAATTATCAAAGGAAAATCACAAGATGATCCTACTGATAAGACTGCAGCTTTTGTAAAGAATATCACTAATGCCTATTCTTTCATGGCTCTTGGTTATCGTCCACTTGTATGGGTACGTTCTGCTTATTTCAATACTCAGTCACAAATCATAGAAGCATTGTCTACTAAAGCGGCCAATATGTTTACTGATGAAAATAAACGATTGAACTTTCCTACTCCGGAAGATATGACTAAAGCAAATCTTGAACTTGCTATGAACCATAAAAAAGTTATGGCGCTAGGTAAGAAGTTTGGTTTAGTGAATGGTAGTGAGATGGAAGCTATTGAATCGTTCTTTACAACAAACATTGATAAGAACGTTTTTCAATCACAGCTGGCACATATTGGTAACTATTACTCAGATATCGCGGCTCGACTAACTACCATGGTTGGATTTATGATACATGATGGTTCTTATGAAGCTCATACCTATGATAAGGAAACTGATACATTGAAATATGATAAGTTGAAAGATACTCGTTACTTCGATAAAGAGGGTAAGATAATCAGTGGTAAAGAACAAGCTATCTGGGACAGAAAGACAAAACAGATGATTGACCAAGGTATTATAAAAGATACTGACAATATGGAAGTGGGTTATGATTTTGAAGAAGTAAACACTCGTTTCAAATGGTATGCTGATAAGTACATTATTGGTGCTATGGATGAATATCAGAAGATGCTTTTAGGGAATACATTCTCGGGTCGTATCTTTACTCAGTTCCGTACTTTCTTGCCAGGAAAGATATTCAATTTAGTTGGTAGTAGAAGAATGACATCGTATGGTGCTGATGTTACTGCAGAACTGAATGAAAACAATGAATGGGAAACTATCAAAAAACAGATTATGATAGAGGGAACACTTGCTTCTATGTGGAACTATCTTTCTGATGTGGTAAAAGTTGTTCGTACTAAAGATATGAAGTTTTCTGATTTGGAAGAGATGGACCCCATGACAAAATATAATCTTGCCCGGTCAATGATTAGTGCTACTTTCTTTACTTCTATTCTTGTAGGTATAAACATGCTTGCAGCAAATGGAATGAGTGATAGAGATAAGGATAAGCTTTCATGGCTTTACAGCGAGCTTATGGCTTATTCGAACTATGACTCCATAAAGAGCAATATCGTTCCAATGTCAGGTCTTATAGACAATATTATGGGGCTTATGACAGGACAGAAGAAGTGGACACGTTTATTTGCTTATACTGGACCGGTATATGATGCTATATGGTTTATGGAATTGTTAGGAGATAATGACAATATGCTTCAAGACTGGACAGCACGTAAGAAAATAAACGATATGAATGCTCAGGAACTGAAAGAACACTATCAGGAAGTTGCTGATAAACGAGCAAAGCGATTACAGAAAAAAGTTGACGATCTTGAAAGTAAGAAGTAAAAAATAAGCCATCTAACCTACGAATAGGAAAGATGGCTTTCTTTTTGAGCTTTACATACTTCACAGCATTCTGTCTCTTTAACGTATAAAAAACTAACTAAAATTGCAAAAATCTCACTTTTTATATAACACGTACAAATGTAAATAAAAAGATAGGATTACAATCTACAAATTTATATTTTATCATTCTTCTTTCGAAGAGAATGAAAACGATAATAACAGCTTTCTAAGATTTTATATTTTTGTTCAGCTGTTGCTTTTATTGAATGTATTTTAGGTGCTGACTTTACTACATTGAAAGAAAAATATCCATTGTAGTTTTCGCAATAAATAAGACCAGCAAATTCAGGAACCTCACTAACTGTAATCATATTTACAGGAACAATATAATAAAAGTAGTTAGTCCTTTTACCTTGAACTATATGATCATGCTTTTTAATATTTTCTTTTTTGAAATAACGTTTCTCTTTTTCAGCATCTGCTTTAAAATCAGAACGAGATATCTTTACTTCATATTCATACAAATAATCAGATTTTGTTATTTCAAGCAAATCACATTCCCAATGGCCTAAAAATACATTCGGTATTATTTTGTTCTGAGGTTTGTTTATCATTACTCTGTCAATAAATCCTTGTATAATAGAATTTGCTGAAAGAATAGATACTTCTTTTTTTTTCTTTAATCCCATATCAAATGTTTTTTACTGTTTCACAACATTCGGCAATCCATCCAACAACATATTCAAATGGTTCATGATGTTTCATATCAGCATCAATGTATTCAAATAAGTTCTTAGCTGCATGACATGCTTCATGAGCAACAATGTTGTATGTCATACTTTCTTTTGATGAAAAGAACAATATACAACCATACTTTGAATTTACTTTATTTCTTACCGGCATTGTAAAAGCATCTAAGTTTGAACAGTTATCAAAAGATTCAATTTCTTTGCTATCGAATTGATAAAATTGTTCAGAAATAATATCCGGTATATTATTTACGACTACCCATATTTTATACGGATAGATTACTGGATCAAATTGATGTATTTTTACTTTATTCATACTATTTATTGTTTTCGTTATAAATAGAAACGAGTGAAGTAGGACAAATTATACTTAAATCAATATACCAATCAGTAGATATACATAATGTATAAACTATTCTTCCATGTGGTTTATCAAAGTGTGGTTTATAATGTGTATTACTCCAAACTGTTTGTCCTATTCTATCTGAAATAGCTTTTATAAGTTCTTCTGTTGGTTTAGCTTCTTCCGTCCAAGGCATTGCCATAATATCCATATCAGAAGCCATTGAACCATGTAAAGCTAAAGCCCATCCAAGTTCTAAAGCTGCTTTTCTAAAATCTTCCCATAGAACTGTATAAAATACAGCTCTACCATTTGTTTTATGTTCCATATTATTCTTTATTATTTCTTGCCGCATCTCTATCAGCTTTCATTTTATCTTTGATATGTTGTGGAAGTGAGTCTTGTGCATCTTTATCAAAGGTTATACATTTAATTTTTCCCATACTATTTCTTTTTATTTATTTCTTTATATCTTGCTTTACATTTAGAACAGAACTATGTTCTACAAATCCTGGAACTACTTTTCCAACTTCAAACATTTCTCTTCCACTTGTAAATCGTTTATAGTTTGGATCAATCATTCGACCTGTTACTTTGTCTATACAGTTATGAAGCATTTCTTGTTGATATAAGCTAAATAAACTAGCTAAATGAGTAAACGTACCTTGAACATCAGAAAACTCGTCACGTAGGTGTTCTAATGCTTCTGGTGACTTATTACCAATATATGTAGACATAGCTTCATGAAGTTCTGTAGTTTCTTCTACAAATTTTTCATAACGGATTTCTATATCAGTTCCAAACTGAGAAGTAAACAAATCAATTGCTTTTGCTTCGGTAATATCTCTTACTTTAATCATTGACTAAGCTGTTATGTATTTCCATTAATAATAATTCTCCTTTGTAATCAATCTGTTCTTCTTGATAAACCCTTGCCATATCTTCCATAGTATGTGTATGTCGATACTCACTTTGTAAATCCTCTAATGTACGAGTATTACAGTCCCAAGTCATTTGTATTCTTTCTTGAGTGTCTTGATGCAGGACAACATTCTCAGTTGTCATTATTATCCAATTATTTGATTCGTCTATTATCATATTACTTATTTATTAATCACGTTTTTCCATTCTTTAATTATTTCATATTTCAAATCTTCCTCACCATCTGTGAGGTCTGGCCGGAATACAACATCATGTCCTACTACTTTAAACTTACCAAAGTAAGTACTCCCTTTATGGGTTCTTACTATGATATCAGTATTCATTGGATGCTTTAATAATGTCATATCAATAAATTCATCGCATTTTTGAAATCCTTTGATGTATGCATCTTCAATTATTTTACGAATAGTAACTTGAACTGGATTACTAAATAATGAAAGAGCATATTGCTTTGCTAGATTAGTTACGTTTTTCATATAGCCTTTTTTGTTAGTTTTCGAATGACATTTCCATTCTCATTTACCAATTGAACAATCTTGTCATGATACTTACTGTTTTGATTGTTCCAACCATGGCACTGTACGACTTTAAATGTTTCAAGTGATACTTCTACTGTCTCAATACGTTTGGAGTCAATACGCGCGCTTAGAATAAGTGATTTGGGTCTATCATAATAACTGCTCTTGAACACACAATGCTTCAATCCAATTCCTTCCTCTTTGTATTCCTCTAATGTCTTTAAAGGAACAACTTCTATTTTACCATCAGTGATAAGTAAGTCGGAATAAACAACTGATTTCTTTGCCAATATCTTTAATCCAGGTCCATTTACAATCATGAAGTTTCTATTCATGTAAATATCATGTTCTAACTTTAAATCAACAGGGCAAACATACTTTGGATTGAGAATGTCTTTCTTGAACTTCATCAAGAAATTGATATAATCCATCCACATATTTGCATCTTTGATAATGTAGTTATTACGCATACAAATACGGATAGTTGGCCATAATAATTTAAAATCAATATCATTCTTGTAACACTGAAACTCAATTAAACTTGTTTGACCGGTCTTTAGTAATGTCTCAATCTTATTATTAGTAAGTAAAGAACGAAACATAAACAATGGACGTATATCAAAGAAATCAGAATCAAGTCCTCGTTGTTTATATATTGGTCGAATAGTAGGATTTAGATAAACATAATCAGCATAAATATCATGATGATTAAAAACAAAGTTTCTTAGTTCTAATGCAGAACTCCACATATATCCATCAATAGAATAACCATAACCGGCATATATAAGTCTGGACATTGTTGTAAGCTTATTGTTATCATCAAGAAAATTTCGGCATCCTTCAATATGTGCATATTTTACTTTATCACCTTTACTATAATATCGAATAAAAGAGAAATAACGCATTATCTGAAACTCTTCAACTGTTTCTATTATGGAAATAGTTACTTGATTTTGTGCTAACTTCTTTTTAGTATCAACGATATTCAATTTCTTACCACATTCCGGGCAAGTACACTTCTCTTTGTCTGTATGGAACACAGTAGCGCATTCCATACATGTTGTCCCTTTTGTTTTAGTACGATAACCCTCACAAGGAAATCCGGTCTTTATGGCCCAATTAATTTGTTTCTTAGTAATAGGTTTCAACTTGCTGGATATATCATTTACTATCCGAAGTTGAAGTTTGGTACGTGGTTTCATTAATCAAATAAAGTAGGTTGTTGAATAACTGGTGTAGCTATTTTTCTTACAGATTTTTTCATAGAACTAGCTGTTTCAGTATATACTCTTTCTTTTGCAGCTGCTTTAGCTTTTTCAAGTTCTTCCGGTGTAAGTTCAACTTTATGATTGATTACTACACGAGTATTGACTGGTTTTCCAACATTGATATTTTCTTCTTCATAGTAGTGTACTGCTTGTCCGAATATCTCAGCATCAGTAAATCCAGTTTCACCACTTGTTTGTACATAATTGAGAATGTAGGTAACACAATCATCAATGTTCTTTTTTGAATTAGCGTACTTTGCTGCAAAGAGTTCATCTTTATCAGCAAGAGCACATACATAATTCAATATCGTTTCTTTAAAAGCATTTGATCCTTTAGCCATGATTATGGATTTTGAGTGTAAATGTCATTTGTGTCAGTACAAGCCGGAACCATTTCATTAAGGTCAATATTAAAAAAGAAATTCTCAATTACATTTCTAAGTGATTCACTTTCTTCTCCGAACAATACTACTGCCGGTATATTGTCTTTGTTACGTTTCCATACTTCTTCACGAAGTGTTCCGGTAAGATGTTTAATCTTATCGATATCCTGTTTTATACGAAACCGGTAATCACCTACATCTTTTAGTATTTCCATTGCATCAAGAATATATCCTTCTTGTATGTCAGCAAGCTGATGAACAAGATATATCAATGCTTCTACTCTTGCTTCTTTCTCAGCTATTTCTGCTTTAGTATAAATTTTTGTTGATATCATATTCTTTTATTTTAATTCAATAGGTCGCCATTCTATTGGTTGATAATGTTGATCAAGTATTTCATTTTTCATTCCTTCTACAACAAATTCACCATAGACAGTTCTAACACATAAAAATGTTTTTATAGATTTGAATATTTTACACTTCAATAAAAATCTATCAGAATAAGGTTCTCCTGATTCTATTTTAGGTAAATCTTCTTTGATAGGTATCCAACGCTGTGCAAATTCAACACCATGTTCGAACGCCCATTTTGAATCTTCGTCTTTTATACTACAATACTCTTTTACGGCTTCTTCAATTGTTTTCATAATTCGAATGTTTTGTATTTATTACCTAGTATAAGATATTTGATTGTATAGTCTACCATAGAATGCAAATCAATTTTCCATTGACGACAAACAAGCTCAATAAGAAAAAGCATTTGATTGACTATCTTTTCCATTTTTGGATGTTCATAAAACTGATGCTCTGAAATAATAATAGTAAGACAGTCATAATAATTATATTTGACGAAATCAATCGTTTTACAGCGTTCAAAATTTGGTTTGAACCCATTCATCTGGCAATACTCAATAAGGTCAATATAAGCCATTGCAAGATGATATTCAATACTGTCTTTCATGAATACCTCAAAATTATAATCGTAATGTTGTTCAATGGTATTGTTTACTAATTCAAAGGATTTTATATTTGCTTTTTTATCTTTATCTATTGCAATAGTACAATCACAAAGACTTTTCATTGCAAATAGAGTATTATGCTCATTAGTAAAAAATCCATCAACATTCATCGACTGTTCCATTATGGAATTAGCATAAGCAGTAAGCTCTTTTCTTTTTATCATATTCTAAATTAAATAGGTCCTTCTAATTCAATTATTACACCCGGGCGTAAACCCCAACGTTTAAAAATACCATTCTTAGATACTATCTGTGCATCATTATCATACACAAGACCTACAAGGGCATTCTTTACATCTTTCTCAGCCTTTTCAGCTTGCATAGCATCCCATATCATCTTTTCAAGGTTATCTAAATCGGGAGCCGTATCTTTAAAGTAAATCTTAGTGCCGGCGGTAAGATCATCTTTCATATACTTAGGTGCCGAATCAGATACTTTAAATATAAATTCAAGACGGGTAACGAATATAGCACCACGGAATTTTGTAAATGATATTTCACCAAGTTGTTTCAGGACTTGTAATTGCAATGCTTTTACTGTATTAGTGATACGAGCATCTTGATATGATTTGATAAGTACATCAGGCTTTCCAGTATGCTTATTTGTGTACATAAGAATCTCTCCTTTCTTTGGACCATTACTATAGCGAGTAACCATAAAACGTGCTGACTGCTTAGGAATAGGATTACCTTTTTCATTTGTATCAAGTTCTGGATAAAGTAATACTAATCGTAATTTCTGATATCTGGGATTTACACTGTCTGTTTCAATGACATCATCAAAAAGGCTACCTTGTGTTGATATTACTTCTTGGGGCATTATATTCTTTCTTGAATCACATCTTTCAAGAAATGCTTTTCGATCTGCTTTAGTCCATCCGGCCATCTCTGTTTATTATAAAAGCGTTTGTAATAATAATTATTTGACACATTTGAATACCCCTTATAAGTTCGCTTGTGTTTATCTTAGAGTTCATATAATCAGACAACAAATACCTACGCAGCAACATTGCATTATTGTAGGTATTCATAACTGATTTGATATTTTCGTTACTCATTAAATGACTTCGAAATTTTGTTGTTCTTCTGCTTCTTTTCTTCTCTCTGTTCGCGAAGGACAAGATAATAATGCACACTGACTGCAGTTATCAATATTTGATACCATACCTTGCCAATTATCGCGTTCATTCTTATTCAACTCTTCTACAGTTCTACGAATAGATTCATGAAGTTCTGCCTGAGCTAACTTATCATATTGAACTTCTATGAATTTATTGCTTATTGCTTCTTTGTAATTAAATACCCAAAAGAAGAATAAAGGATCGTTGTTCTTTAATATGTTTCTTACCGTTGGAGTAAAAACTTGATGAATGGTACTTTCAGGGTTTTCAAGCATATTAAAGTCCAAATCAATGTCACGTATCAACTCATGGTACATCTTGCCTTGTATGCCATCTAAATTGGATGGAGAACCCCAACAGAACTCTCCATAATTAGAGAATGTACCAGTAAGCTTTAAATCAATAGCACAAAGTCGTAATCCACGTGTCGGTAATGCAATAGAAGCAGGGAATATATCAATCTCACCTTGTAAGATAATATTGTCATTCTTACTCCATATTTTTTTTACACCGACTTGGGTGTTCATCTCTTTCTCTATTGGTATTTGATATTCAGTTTTTAGTTTATTGAACATCATCACTTGTTGGTCGATACGTATCTGATCAATCTTTTTATCACCTATTGTTTGACCAGCAAGAATTTGCTTAGCAGTAAGTTTCTTTCTTGGTAAGTCAAGTGTTTTCTTTCCACCAATAGAAGCGCCCAGACATTGTGTTTCAAAATAGTTACCACATGTCATTGATAGCGACTCCCGGCTAACTGTTTTATCAATAGTATTAGCCTTTATGGCCATAGCACAATAATCACGTTTCTCTCCTTTGTAGAAGAACTTTTTTATCAATGATTGATTGATATATGTTTTACTCATTATTTAGGTGGATTAGTCTTTTCAAATTCTACTTGAGCTTTTACTACTGAGGACATAGAAGCGGCAATGGTCTTAGCCTTTTCAATAGTCCATGCAGTAAGTGTTACTCCTTCTACTTTATCAAACATACCATTCGCTTGCATCTTTTGTAGAGCAAAGCGTAGTCCGGCAATATTCATCCAGCGTTGTTGTTCATCACCTTTTAATGTGAATGTATAGAACAAATTCAATACAGCATCTTCTGCAGCTTGGTTCTTATAAACTTCTGGATTAAGTTCAAAGAATTTGAAAGTACATTCCAATGAAGCTTCAAGACATTTCTGTACTACAAAGCTAGGATTAGGAACGCGTGCACCACTGCCACCAAAACCACCAGCTTGATTGATAGACTTCATGTTTTTGATATTAGTATAGTTTCCTTGTACCGCTACTTCATAAGTATATTCTTCACCAATCTTCCATGATGGTTGTTGTTTGCTGCTGTTAGCTGTTCCGGTTACTTGTGTACCGGCATTATCAAGAGTAACAGTAAACTTATAAAGCATACCATTACTTCCACTATATGTATCTTGTACGCCATTTTTCATCAGTGGTACGAAACTGATTAATTTACCTTGTGCCATTTTTCTTCAATTTTGTTACTCGTTCAATCTCTTCATTACAATCTCCCTCTGTTAGAAAATAGTTTCCAACTTCATAATACAGATTATCTGTAGTGTTGTTTGTTTCTACACGTTTTCTTGAAATGAAATCATTCATAGAAACATTTTGATCTTTCAGAACATAAACAAAATACTCTTCACCTACTGCTACGCGAATGACATTCGTTTTTTTCTTTGTATACTTATTACATCGGATAACATTATCATTTCCGACATTATCTCCAAACTCCGGCTGACCAGTGCAATCAGGGTAGCTGCTTTTGTAACTACCACAAAGATTGCGTTTGGTATCAATTGTTGATACTTTTCCCATTTTAAACCTCCGGTATATATTCAATCCAATCTTCGGCCAATGCATCAGAAACAGAAGGCGCCCATCCATTGATGTTGTTTTCTTTATCAACTATTGCTAATTGATAGTTGTAACGAATAGTCAAAAATGGGCTATTATTTTGCATCATTTTATTCCCATTATCACTAGCTAAATCATAGCGACGAGTAAATTCACATTTTACTGCTTCAGGTAATGATTGCATTTTCGGAACAACAGCTATTGGTATCTCAGAAGGTACTTGTTGAAATACAAATAGTCCTTTACCATTCCATCCAATTCTTTGAATCATTGGATAAGTTTTAATTGCATGATTAAAATCCATAATTATTATTGGCTTACCTATACCGCACTAGGTTTTAGTTATTAAAACAATTCTTTCTCTTCTTTCTTTACTTCATGATCAACTTCATCGTAGCAAACCAATTGCATTTCATCAGCAGAACGAACATGTTCAGCGAATAGCATTACCTTACCAAGACTTTTAGCTGTTTCCTCAAGCTTATTGAGTACTTCATATCCCAAGGCCTCAGCATCGCCCATAAGCATCAATGGAGCCTTATTGACGCGCATCATCAATTGAGCAATCGCAGCAGTCGCTTCCGACTTACAAATATCAGTTTCCAGAAAAGGAATATTATCGATAGTAACATAATCATCATCAATCGACCAACCAACCGGCATGTTCTGGCTGTTTTTGATGATTTCCTTCTTCTTGGTGCGGAGAGTCGTAATCTTCTCGTCCAACTCACTAACTTCACTTTCCTTCTTCTTATAATCTTCTTCATTCTTTGCTTTTTGTTTTACCAATACATCCAATTGATTATACTGATTGATTTTTGTTTGGCCAATCTCTAATCGTTTAGCAAGACCGATATTCTTTTCAGTACCATCACCATCTAATTCCAATTTTGCAGCTTCAAGTACTTTTACATCGAACTTAGTATTCAATTCAGTGATTGCTGCAGTGATTGCTTTTTCAGAAGTTTCGTACTCAGCATTCTCAGTTTCCAATTTCTTTTCATCAGCTGCCAACTCTTTGGTAAGGCGTTCAATTTCCTCTTTGGCAAAACGAATAGAATTAGTAAGACTTTCCACTTGTTTATCATGCGATTTTTTTAATGGATCCAGTTTTGCATTTTCTGCATCCAACTTCACTTGATAAGTATCGAATCCTTTGATTGTTTCATCAATTACTTCTTTACGAGCAGTAAGTTCAGTAAACAAAGTTTGAATCGCCGGCGCATCAGTAATAAGCTTTTGTTGTTCCGGATTGAATACGATATTGTCAATACTCTTTTTCAAGAAGTCAACAGATGCATTCAATACTTTGCGCGAGTCAATCATTGTACCTTTGGTTGGATGAACCTGAGCATCAATTTTCAAAATCTCTTCACGGTCTTTCTCAGAAAGTAAGTTCATGAAGATAGCACGTTGTTTAGCACGGCCCGGTTCTGTTTTACTCCATTCAAAGAACTCTTCCAATGTGAAGTGAGTATAGTTGAAGATAGCGCGCATTTCAGTAATTCCTTTGACAACTTTATTGTCTGGAGCAATGAACTGAAATTTGTTCTTTCCATCAATATTGAAGTCATAACGGAATTGGTATTGTAAACCATCAGCGCCAGGTATTGTACCGGTAGCAAATCCTTCTTTCTCACCAAAGGTTACTGGATTGACAGTAGTATCTTTTACTTCCATGAGTGCTTGGATAAGATTCAAGAAAGAAGTTTTACCTTTTTTGTTTCCGCCTTGTGCGAAGAAGATAGTACCATTTGATAAATCCCATTCTCCCTCTTTGAGAAGTTTGTAATTTTTGATATGAATTTTAATTTCTTGTGACATGTTGTGTTATTTAAAGTGTTGCAATTTCAGCTTCTTTTTCTGTGATTTGTTTTCTGATTTCATCTTTTGCTATTATAGCAATTACCGGCATTAATTGAGGAACGAATTTTTGTATATGCTTTTTTCATAACCAGATGATGAAAGAACAATTTGTATTCCATTAAATCCATCTTCTGATTTGTTTAAACAAGCATCAATGTATGGAATTAATACTTCAAGGTCTTTTATTTCTTTTTCAAGTTCATTTGCACGTTTAATATTTTCTTTGTTCATTTTTCATCCTCCCATGGTAAAGGTTCTTTTTCTTCTAATTCTAATATATTACGTTTAATCATATTTTTTACTTCATAAACTGATACTGGTGTGCTTTCAAATCTATTTGCTAAATCAGTAGCTACTTCTTCAGTAATTGGATTAATTGCATAAATAGCTGTTCCATTATAGAACTTAGTAAAGGCCGGTTGTTTTGTTGTTTCTGGAACATCTACACGAAGCATATTAGTTCCTGCTATATTTTGCTCAGTACATTTACCAGCAATCTTATTATGGCCGAATAATTCAACCATACACCATAAATCAAATTTCTCTTCTGACATTTTAAAATGAGTTTAATGTTTGACAATTTGTACATTCTGCTTTATGCATGTTTACTACTTCTAATTTGTTTTTGTTGCATGACTTGCATAGCTTCGTTTTAATCTTACTTACATGCTTCTCTACTGAATTGACCCATCTACTAAATTCAAGGGCATCTTGCTCTTGAAACATAGCAAATAGGTCATTATTCAAGGTACTATCGTTTGTCATACATGAATGATTGCGATACATGCTGCAATCATAGTTCCACTTTCTTTAAAGGTACCAGCTGGTATTTCTTCAATAACAGCACCCATACCATCAAGAAAAGCTCTGAACTCAGTTTCTTTCTTATTATTTGATTCTCTCCAATGATTAGAAACACATGATACTACTATTCCACCGGGCTTACAGACTTCAACCATTTTATAGATATGATCAATATCCTGATTCTTTGTGAATGGTGGATTAGCGATTACCTTATCAAATGGTCTATTACATTCTGAAGTAAGAAAGTCTTGAAAGAAATGAGTAATCTGTTTCTTTGTAAGAATAATAGAATTGAGTCCCATATTCTCAACACATGTAGGCACGATATTATGCCATTTGCGTTGCATTGCTTCAACGATAGCACCTTGTCCGGCACTAGGCTCTAGAACACGGTCATAGTTGTTTAATTGAGCAAGCTCTACAAGTCTGTCAGCAAGTTCCGGTGGAGTACCAAAGAATTGATGTTCTTTCTTTAGGTTCCGTTTTTCACCACTGGCTATCTCTGCCAATAAATCTGTTGGATCCTCAGCAAATACAAAAGCCTTTACTTTACCACCAGTCCATTTACCACCGATAAGTTCTAAAGCTTTTGCAACTTCCATATAAAGCTTACGGTCGATTTGTTCTTCCGGTAGATATACGCGATTTTGTACTACTGTACATTCTGATAAAATTCTTTGTTTTGACATTATTCTCCTATGTTACCAAATTTGACATATTCATTTTCTTCTACTACAACCGGCACTTCTTTTTCTTTTGTAGGTACTTTCTTTTCTTTCTCAACAACTTCTTTCTTTACCGGATTAATTTCATCAAGAATAACTTGTTTACGAATAGCAATACGATCTTTACGTTTGTTACATGTGGCCGTATGTTCTTTGACAATCTCCCCAAACTTATCTGAATAGAATACATTCGAAATAGATGAAAGGATATTCTGAACATCGGCATCATGAGTTACTTCTGTTCCAACAATACATTGTTTTATAAAGCACCGTTTCAATGTAATAATATCCTCGGGCAACATGTTTTGTATGTTTTCCATGTAAGACAAATCTTTCTTGAATTTTGCTCTTATCTCTTTTAATTTACTATTGGAAGCCATATAGAATACTACAGCCATAAAAGCAGTTTCTTCGATAGGAAGAAGTGGTGTACTTATCTCACGATAATCACTACTGGAAATAAGACTTCTAAGATCAGCATTAATCTTTTCCTCTTTGATTTCCTCTTTACGAACAAGGTCTTTGTCAAGCTTTACAAGTTCCGGATGAACTGTTCCTGCAGCAGCGATATCTTTTTTGGTAATCTTTGCTTTTACATAGAATATCTTATCACCACCAGACCATATATCAAGCCCATACACGAGTTCAAATCCTTTCTTGACCATTTTATCATGAAAGGATAGATCATCGCTATTATCATGCTCAAAATCGTATTCATCGGTACTGAACACTACAACTGGTATATTCAATTCTTTCAGCTTATCAAGAACTCGATTACTTGTACCTAATGAACGAATCATAATAGTAGTATCTTCTTCATGTGCAAGAATGATATTGTTCATACCATGTTCAAAGCTTTTTTCATCATAACAGAAGCCATTAGTACAAGAATTGATTTTGTAGTCCGGGAATAAAGAACCATGACTAGAAGTACAAAACTGACAAGTAATACACTCAGCTAAGCTAAAAGAAGCATTGTCTAAGTTCTTTGCAAGATTTTGTATTTTCGATTTCAAATCTTTTAGATTAAGGTCATTCCACCGATAGTAATCACCAGCTGTTTCACTGTAACGAGTTTTGAAAATATCTAACTGAACATCTTTGTCAAGCTTACATAATTCATAAGCATGAGAAATAGATAATTCATTTTCATCAAACATTTTTACAAACTCAGCAATAAGCTCAAGTAAACGTATTCTATGCATTACAAATTGAACCGGCTTACCAACTTTTACAGCAATATCAGCAAATGTCCAACCTTTGTTATTTAGGTCAGCAAATGCCCGCGCTTCATCCATAGGTTCGATATTCTGGCGTTGTAAGTTCTCAATGATCATTGCATCCAGTGCTTCTTCATCATTCATTTCTACAATGATACATGGCATTGTTTCCATTTCAAGATATTTACATGCACAAAATCGACGATATCCCATTATAATTTCATAATGATTATCTTCTGTAAGAAGTCGTACAGTAATAGGTTGCAATAATCCTACTGATTTAATACTTTGTGCTAACTCAATTATAGAGTTTTGATCTATTACTTTCCTAGGATTTAAATTGGAAGCAATAATTTTTGATAAATAAATTTTAGAAATTTCATTCATAATATATTCTTTTCTTTTATCATTGATAGAATTAAGTATTCATCTATATTTACACCAACAATTTCTTCATACAAAGATTTTAATGTCTTTATATTATTATTGATAGATTGATTAAGCATATTTGATTCACGTATAAGAGCATTAAATTGTTCAGTAGGTGATTGCATAGTTTTAGATACAATAATCTTTCCTGCATTGTCTAAACACTGTTTTACGCATAACTCATCAGCTCTTTCATTACCCCAATGACCATTATGAGCTTTTACCCAATCAAGTTTTATGTTTGATAATGCAGTTATCTGAATATATTTTATGTATATGCTTTTAATTAGTTCTAAATTCTTTTTATCTTTCAATTTATTCTTTCTTACCCATTCAGGATACCATTTACGAATACAATCAAGTGCATATTGACTGTCAGCATAAACATAAATGATATTTTCTAAAGAAAGATATTTATTAGAATTGAGAATGATATAATCAAATAAAATATCTATTGCTTTTAATTCAGCAATATTATTTGTAGCATATCCAAGAAAAATAGATTCAGAATATAATTCACGGTTATCGTGATAATCGGAGAGTTCACAAAAAGCACTAGCGGAAGGCCCTGGATTTGTAGGTTCTGATGCACCATCAGTAAAGAAATAAAAAGTTTTCAACGTATACTATTATATATTATTATAAACTTATACTTATAGATATATTATATATTAAATAAGTATATAATTAGACAGTTTTAAAGGAGGGAGTGAGAAGAAAGGATATAAGTACCCCTTACCCACAACCATATTAAAATGTTGTGAAAGGGTTATCCTTTCTAAGCGTAGGCAGTCCGGCAGTCGGTCGTTCGCTTTCAGGGCAGAGTAATAATACAAATGCTCTACTTTGATTACTTTCAGTGTTGTATCACTGGTACATGGATTAATCTGGCTCCATTCTTCTTATCGCACACCATTTCCTTTTAGAAGATTTACGATTATAGCCAAACGTACATTATACACCGATAGACTATAAAAGAGAAACCCCTGACAAATCCTGGTAGATACGATGTCAGAGGTTTCAAAGGCTTTCAGCATAGCCGAGAATAGCCTTAATTTCTTTTATATGTCCTTGTATCTACCATTAATAACGATACAAAGAAAAGACAATTCTATAAGTTTACCAAACAATTCGCTAATTATTTGTACTCTTTAATAGAAAGTTTTTCCAAGATATGTTCCATAGTAGAGTTTAAAGCTACTGTAGAAGCCATTTCTTTCTCAAGTAAGGAGTAATATGCTTTTGCTTGAATAAGTAGCTCCTGAGCATGTCCTTGTCCTTCTTGATAGCTATCGATACTGTAGATAGTCGCCCAACCAGGTCCTTCACCAAAAGTAGCAGTACAGCTTTTGTATTTTACTATTGTCAATGCCATCCATAAATGATTGCCGGGAGCCATATATAGCTTCTCTTCTGCAAATTGATTGAATGGAAGATAATGAATAGTTCCATCAAATAAAATAACTGGCATCATACCGATAATAAATGGGCCGGTTGCATTCTTAGTCCAATAACTAACTGATACTTCATTGTTTCTAAATACATCAGCTACAAAATCATTTGGATTTTCAACATCTAATTCAAAAATAGTATTTCCATCTTTGAATTTACGTTCATAAGAAAGAACATTCAATTTGTATCGATCACATTTGCATTCAAGAAAAATAGTACCAAGCTCAATGTCATTTGACATATGATCACCTTTCAATACTATAAAAGCATTTTCAATATTTACGTCTTTCATGCTACAAATTGTATTCTTTTGATAAAAACTCACTCCAGGCGATGTTTTGCCCAATTATATTGCTAAAGTCAGTTTGACCTGGCTTATACAATTCAGTAGAGATATTGTAGATATCCCACAAACTCATATTGGTAGAATCACGCTTGATACATTCCAATAGATAGTTCTCAACAAATGTAGAAATCTGTGTTTGATTGAGAGGGTAGTTTCTACCCACATTTGCTTCAAGTTTCTTCAATGACTTTTCAGAAGAATCCTTTACAACACGTATGGTATTCAACCGGCCAATAAGCGCCATAGTATTATTGTACGTAACTTCAATAGCTTTCATACGTGATATTATCTTTTGGTCATGTGAACGTTGCTCAGTGAAGTTCTGCATCCAATCATCAATGATTTGAAATACTTTATCCAGGTCTTTAATCTTACCATCTCCACCATAGGTAGAAATCATTCTGTCGGCTGCCAAAATACATTGGTTATGACAAATCTTTACGTTAGGACCAATAGCTATTTGAATGCCATCTT